TAGCTATACCCAGCAAGGAATAAACCACAGGTGGAATATACAGTTGAAAAAGCCCAAGAATCTGATCAGACCCCGCCAGCAGCGTAAGAAAGATTGTTATGCGGACACTCCATAGCTTGTTTAGCTGGAGTCTCCACTCATCAATTAGTTTCATTCTTTAGCCACCCCTAGTAGATGCCACAAGGTAGCCCATGAAATTTCACTAATATGTGTAAAAGCCCACACGGCTGCAAAACCAGTAGCCATATAAGCTACTAATCTCCCCAAATAAGCCATGAACTTTAGTATTTTTAATCCTCCTGAAATAGCTTCCCAGGCTTCTACTATTCCAGCCGTGTTATTCTTAATTAAGGTCAAGTCTGTTAAAAACAGTCTCTTGTAATTTTCTTCTTCCTTCATGTGCTTACCAAGTTTTGAGTCCATCTCATCAACTCTGGAAGTAAGAGATACTACTTGCATGTCAGTCAAACGTCTATTCATAAGGACGCCTTCTTTTCGATCTTCTTTACCTGTAGTATAAAAGACCTCCAAGCCGAAACCCTTCAACTCCTCCTCACACCTAGTTAAACTGCCACCAAGACCTGCTGAACGTACTATTTCACGCACATACTCTGTAATTACCACACCAAACGGATTACAGTACTCCAGAATCCTTCTAGCCATATCTATACTTGACCCTCTCAAACTCTGAAAATTACCATCAGGCATTGCCTCAAAGGCCCCACGGCCTACTGAGATACGAACAGACATACTTGAATTCCACACCATCTCCAAGGCTTGAAAATTTACAGCAGCCTTGAACAAGGCTAAAGTGTTTGATCCAATCAGCAGGAAAGAATCACCCTCAGAAGGGCCATGCCTTTTAGCAGTAGGGTCTGCTTTAACTAAAGCAGCCTCTATTTTATTAAGCTTATTGGCAACCTCTGCCGCCCCCGTTGAATCCCCCTGCTCTACCTTCAAAGCAGTTGAACCAACCACATCAACGAAGACTATAGCCCGTTCTTCAGTGCTCACTGGTATTCCTAAATTATTGGAATTTCAGGGATAAGTATAACACCGCCAATGCTACCTAGTGCACCGACAGGGAGGAGACTGGCTCCTATGGCTGATCTAGAACGGTGGTGTCAGGCCAGCAAACGTAGTAGGCATATCATTTAATTCTGCTGGTAATAAGCCCATTTTTATTCGTTCTTGGGTTTCTATGAAACAACAAACATTCCACAACCAAGAGTCCCTATGTGGTTCATCCGTGTACCCTGCAAGCATCTTCTCTTGATGGCGGGTCGCACTGTTATAATACTCAGAAAGAGGCATACCCAATTCCCAGTTGCGGGCTGAATATTTGAGGCTGCCTTTCTCCATGTGTACATCAAGGGCATGGAGTGCATGGATTGGTCGTAGGTCTGGCCTGCCTTTTAAGGCACCTCTATCCCGAACTGCACCTGTCTCGAACTGCCGACGTTCTCCTGAGTCTTTCAATACATCCATGTCTACTCCTTAGTTGAATTTACGTGCTATTCTCTCGGCAATCCTACGAAGATGCTGATTGAACCACCTACGAATACAGTATGATCTTACCACACTGATCACTGTGTACAAAAGCCCTATAACGAAGTTCACTTTGGCTGTAAGGGAAGTGAAGCCAAACATTGGCAGGATAATCAAATTGGCAGTAAAATTTATCCAGAAGCCTATAAACACATTCACCCATGCCTCAATAAAGCTCCCCATCTTTGTCTGTTCCATTGGGTTCATGCTTTCCACTCCTCCCCAACAATAAATACTAATGTCCTCTTTCCATTTTTATAGATTAAAGCGTGGGTGTGCATCCAAGAACTAGGGCCGTGGTTATAACTTAGTCTTAATCTGCTACTCGTACCAACTTGATAAACACCATCCCTAATTCCTGGGCTGTGGCTGTGGCCTATAACCGTTCTAACCCCTACCTTACCAAAACCTAATCTACTGCCTCTCGCACCATCTGCTCCTTGGTGACCATGGAATCCAACCTCTATACCCTTAATTAAAAACCCTTGATCTGGGTTAAGGAATATAGACTGCTTGGCAGTCTTCAATTTCTTCGCTGCCCAGTAGTAAAATGGGTCAACTGTCTGCGCTCCACTATCGGTCATCTTGGCGCTGGCAGCCATTGCCACGAATGTCTCTGCCCAAAATACACAATTCTCCAGGTCATGCCTTGGATCAGTTTCTTTAACCCATCTAGCCAGGTGCTCATTAGGATGGTTTGAGGGTACAAATATATTAGTCTGCCCTTTAGAAGTAACTGCATCAATGAAGGCAAGGGTCTTATCTAGCGACTTCTCCACATTACCTAGACCAGTCCTGTGCTTCACCAAGTTGATGAATACATCGTCTTTTTCATGGTGATTTCTTGCATAGCAGTCATACACATCATGCCATACAACGAACTTAGGCTTGAGCACTTTGATCATACTGTCAGGATTAGTAAAGGTTGCCTTGACTACATTAGGATCAATAAATTCCTCATGAATGTCCCCTAATACCATGCCTGGAAGTTCTACCTTAGTTCTTTTACTACCCCTATATTCATACTCTAAGTCTATGAAGCTACCATCATTGAGTGCAATCAATTGCCGGAGATGGAACTTGTTTCCTTTAACCTCCACCACTAAAGCAGCAAAAGTGTGGTGGAATTCACCCTTTTTCCCTGCTTTGCTTGGGATGTAGTTCTTAACGGTAACAGCACCAGTTGTTGTAAGTATTTTAGCCATCTTATTGGCCGGGGCCGCCACTGTAAGGAGTTCTAGCTTTGGGTGCCCTATTATTGCACATACCCCTCCAGTAAGTGTCTCAAACCCATCTAGGGGATTAGTGGCCGTAGGTTGGGTCTTAATGTCAGCCAGCAGGATCAAGTTGCTGTTAATCTTTACCCTGTGCTCAAGCAGGTATGGTGTAAGCTCCAATGCCCACCAATCATCCTCCTTAGCTTTTTTACTCCATACACTGGTAGGATTTTTATACCTGTAAGGTATTACTATTAACTGAGCTTTGTTCAAGCTGCAATACTTTAGTAGGCTGGCAAAAAAAGGTTTATTTACTGGTGTTGCATTTTGGGCTGAGGTTATCACAAACCTAGTATTCCCTTTTTCTAAGACTAACTGCTTTAACTCCTTTGACTTATCTTGACTTATACCTCTAGACCTATATTTTTCAATACCTATTGGCTGGATTCCATTCCAACAATATACCCTGTCTCTAGGGGTATTAGTTGAGCATTTCCATTTTTGTAACCCTGTTAAACTTCCCCTTTCATGCTGGCCTCCATTTTTTACGACAGAAGAACCACATTTTGGGCAGGATAATTCAGGGTGCTTTGGTTCCACACAACCTCCATTACTGCAATTGATTGCAGAGTTACTTTGCCCTTACTGGCAATATCTTGGCTAGAACCAAAATCTTATTTGAGTTGGTGGTGGTAGCAATGGTCTTAACGTGATAATCTACCCCGTCAATTTGACCAGACACAACTATCAGTACCAATGGTGTTTGGATGTCTGGGTTTCCGAACCTTGTGCTTGCTAAGGTATCAACCCCTTGTTCAACCGTAATTTCAACATCAGCAGAGAATACGGTTTCTCCTTCCGCAAGACCATCAGTGAAGTCAAATGTTAATACCCGCACTTCTGACGGGTCAACTGGCGTGAATCTTGATGTGATCATGATTTATCCTCAGCAATAAATAGGCCATTTGTGTCGATTTTGGCCGTCAATCTATTGACCGGTAGTATAGCATACTGTGCCTCGCCCTTCAACTTAGTAATTAGGGTCTTGTCCGTTACTACCACTACAAAGTCCTGATCTCCTACAGCAACTTTGAATTTAGGATCAGATACAATTGGTCTCCAATAATCTTGGAATGTCCTTAAACCTCTTGGAAGGCTTTCCACAATACTAACACTCAACTCTTTATTAAAAGCAACAGCTTCCCCAACCACAACACCTTCAGTAATCCTTGCAGTGTAAGCTACAGTGCAATCAGTTGCATCTAGGCACGAAAGTAGTTCCTCCACAGAAACACTGAAAGACTCAAAAACAGTAACATCTTCTCCTGCACTTACAGTTTCTATTATTGCTACTACAGCAACCATCGTAGCTTGTATCGAATCCGCAGCAGTTACTGAATCAATTACACTACCTGTGGCTGCAAACACCCCCTCCTGACTACCTTGAGCATTAGACCCTTCACTAACTGTGCTCAAGAAAAAGGCAATGTTAGCCGACGTGTCATCTGCCGTTGCCACTTCCCATGCAATTGATTGCAGTGATACTGTAGAAACCTGACTTGCATCTACAATGCTGGGTTCATAGGTCTCTCCAAAAAATACTGCGGATACAGTCTCATTTTCGCTTGCAGATACACCCTCTGAAATTGTTACCACCACCACCATAGAACTTCCAACACTATCCGCAGCGGAAGATTCCTCAATTACACCAGATTCTGATGGCAATGTGCCCTCTTGGGAAGCATCTGCCGTAGATGATTCTGTAACAGTAGCAGGAGTGTCTAGGAGCCTGTCTGAGGAATCCGCAGCCGAAGATGGTTCTTCCACCCCACCCATGGCTTGGAACGTCACCCCTGGGCTATCCGAGGATGTAGCTGGTTCAACAATAGACACGGGCCATCCGGCAAAACCTACGGAGGTATCTACCGCTGATATTGGCTCACTGATTGAGTTTGAAAAAGCAACCGTCCCAACTTCAGACTCCGCTGCACTGGCAGGCTCAGAAATATCAGCAATATCTTGAGCCGTTACTGTAGAAGAATCGCTTCCGCTTGCAGGCTCAGAAATATCAACTGGCCACTCAACATAACCAACTATTGTTTCTGCCACTGTTGCCACTTCAGTAGTATCACTTGATGTGGCTAACGCTGTGGTATCTGAAGTTGACCCCGAAGCAGCTTCAGTAATTGAAACAGAACTGGCTAATGCCGTGGTATCTGAAACACCTGCCAAGGCAGGCTCACTAATTGTGCTACTGGTTGCCAAAGCAGTAGTGTCAGAAGTTGCGGCTGACACAGGTTCAGATATTGCAACTGGCCATGCAGCGAACCCAACAGGAGAATCAGCAGCCGATGCAGCTTCAGAAATAGCTGATGACGTGGCGAGAGCAGTCGTATCAGACGCCGCCCCAGTCGCTGCCTCAGTAATTGCAAGATTCAAAGCCCACACTGAAGTATCTGAAACATCAGCCGTAACTGCTTCTGAAACCCCAACATTATAATTGTTATTTCCACTACCACCAACCACACCATCACCAACAAAAGCAGTGGATGACCCAATTAAAAATCCAGGGAGTGAATATGAGGTCGGGATCGCGGTGACTTGCAGCAAGACGACGTTGCTTGAAATTGAGCCGTTGCTATCGGTGAAGTCAACGCGGTAAAGCGTGCCCGCGTCCGTAGCCCTGCTCAGCGTGCCGGTGGTATAGGTCGTCGTCGATGTATCCGCACCGCCCGCGTTGACCCAACCGGCTCCCTGGCCGAGATTCTTTTTAACCTGCGCTGTGAGCGAACCGCCGCTCGCGGTGGCGGCATAGGTGAATGTTGCTGTTGCCCCGCCTGCCGCCGTCTGGTCGGTCGGCTGCGTGTTGATTGTTGGGACAACAGGCGCCGCCTTGATTGAACCTGCAACGATTGACCACGGATTACTCGACATCGAGTAAGACATCGTGACGCTTGCCGCGCCGGCAGCAGTAGAACTCTGCTCACTACCGCTTACCCGCGTCCATCGTCCCGTCTGATTTGATGTGAGCGCAAGATCATTGATGTTGCCGCACGTATCAATAACCAGATCGCCAGTCGCGCTTGCCACCGCGATTGTCGGAGTAGTGCTGTTACCTGTAGCCGTTGCTGGTGTTGCGCGAAAAACAGTAGAGGTATCTGAACCCGTCACTGTGACTACGCCAACGGTGCAGATATGCCCTGTCTCGCCGAAGGCGACGACCACACTTTGCGCGCCAGATGCGGGATTCGCCAGCGAGCACATCCATGACTTTCCACCAAACGCATCAGCGGCCGTTACCACCATTGACGCCGTGATGTTTGCGCCCCCGTAGCTAACAAGAGTCGGGGTAATTACTGTGCTGTTAAGATCCAACGCACCGCTGACAACCACTGCGGTCGGCGTCCCTACCGGCGTGTGGGTCCAAGTATGCGTCGTATCACCAGTTGTGTAGTTCTGGCCGCTTACCTGGTCGAATGCGACTGTCATCTAGACCGTCTCCGCTACCGCGTGTTCCATAGCAATTTCGTCAGCCGAGTTGCTCACAGCGTTATCGCTTGTAATGCCTCCACCGACTGTGCGGCTTCGATTGCTGGATGTTTCGTGATGTCGCGCAGCACCTGCTTTCGCTTTGCGATGTCTGCCTTCGCAGCCACATCACCAGCCTCGTCCGCACGGATGTATTCGACATCGAGCGCGGGCATCGCTAACGCTCGCGCCTCACGCAGTTTGTCGCGGTGAAGCTCCCGCGCAACAGGCATGTGCACCTCGTGCGCCTTGCCTGAGTCGCGCAACGCGGCGCGGTACTCACGTTCCTTTGAGAAATACTCCTCGGGCACGATCTTCCAGCTTTTCACAGGAGGATTGAATACCGTCCTGTCGATGATGTCCTTCTGGATCACGTCCTCGGTGGCCTCACGCACCCAGGAACCGCCATCAATCGTCCAGCCAGAATTAAGCGCCGTCAGCGGAAGAGCGGACAACGGCTGCCGCGTGAACACCCACATCTGCCCAACGGTGTCGTCGGCAAAGATGAGCGAGACGCAGATTTCCTCGTATCCAGCAGGACAGGTCATTGTTGTCCAAATCCCACAAAGTTATATTCGTTCGGGTCTTTCACCAGGTTCGTCGTCGCCGTGCTGTCAAGGCAACGCAGAGAGACAGAACCAGCGGCGCGAGTAGACTCCTTGATCGAAGTCTTTCGGTCATTTGCCACAGTAAGCGTTGAACTTGCTCTCTCTATTGTTGACAGCGCAACCCACAACGCCGAACTGAAAGATGTGGTCAGGGTGATGGCAAGATCGCCAGTACCGGTATCAGTCTTGCTGGCGATGTTGTAGGACGGTGAGCGCAGCGTAGCCCCATCCCCGCTAACCGAACACCAAGCCTTTGCCACGCCGTCATGATAGGGCTGCATCACGCGCATGTCCGTGATCTGATCCGTCGAAATCGTGGTGTCGTTCGCGGGGACAAACACCGCCGCCAACACAACATCGTTAGCGGTACGTGTGGGTGGCTTTGGTGCGGCGGCAGCAGTTCCCGCACGGGTAGCAAGCGTACCAGCAGCGACAATCACCACGAAGTCAATGCGTGGGTTGGTGGCATCCGCCGCACCTATGGTGGCGTTGCCGCCTGCATAAGCGCGTGTGATCCCGTTCGAGCGCACACTGCCAGCGGCAATCGCCACGGTCATATCGGGCGAACCCTGCGCAGTCGGAACGCAGCCAGAAACTACACAGTCAATCCCACCAATACCAGCAAGCAAGACATCCAGATCGCTACTGAACAGAATGCTCTGGATATCGTTCTGGCCTACGCCTTTATCGGGGCGAGTGAACATTACCTACCCCTAAAGATAAATTACACTGCTTCGATTTGATCGTCCGTGAATGACCGTTGATGCACCACCCCCTCTGCATCAGTCCATTCCACGATGTAGGAAATTTCACCCGCATTTTCATCAAATCTAAAAGAGGCTACCTTTCCTTCAATAGGAGCAGGTATCACTTGCTTAACTGCATCCCCGTTCTTAAACTTCGTTGCCATGGTGATTCTCCTTTCAATTGCAATTGATTGCACTCAAGCAATAACAGTACCTCTATGCGCTAGCAGTATAGGTGACTGTCAAGCTGTCCAAGTTGGCAACGACCTTGCTTCCTCCAGTAAATGCCCCCGCCGAATACAGCGTGCCAGAAGTATTGTCGATGGTGGACACCGCACCAGTGTTCAACACCAGGAAACACCCACCAACCGTACCTGCGCTGGTAATAGCAAACGTGTACGTTCCAGTGCTTGCTTTGGCTTTTGCAGCAGCCGCCGAGAAGCTGATTGTCTTGCGCGGAGATGTGTAGTGAGGGTCATTGGTTGCGCCCACCTCCAACCACCCTGCGTGGGATGCCATCGTATCAGCGATTGCCGCAGCCGATGCATTGGTGTTGATCAGACCCATGTAAGGCCCAGTCACACTGTAGGCACTTCCCGCAAGCAGGGTATCCAGCAGCAGGTTGGCTCCAAGGGTGGTAACAAGGTTCTCAACCTTGTCTTCCCACTTGATGTTGCCATCCTTATCACGACATACCACATCATAATGGCCACCAGCCTTTATCAGTTCAGAAATACCCGCCCGTGTTGCAACAGCTACATCAGAAACGGAATTTCCGTTAGCTGCTTCACTGTGTTTTCCAATATTGTTCATAGGTACCCTCACTCCAAAAAAAGGTTGGCTGCAATTGATTGCACACCATGATATTACATTTACCTGTACTACCATACAAGTATTTTATCTACTTTTCCTCAAACACCATAGGAGCAGACCAATTGTTGGGGGATGGGTAGCCATAAAGTACGTCAGCCACTAAAGCCCCCCAAAATGAATAAAGCTGCCTGGTGGAAGCAGTGGCCACATCTGGCATAACGGACACCCACACACCTTTGCCCAACCCATTTTCCACCATACTTATGATGGCATCTCGTGAAGCTTCTTCTAACCAATTCAAATTCATCTTCAATTGGCGAATTCTTCCCCGTGGTTCGATGCGCAAGTCCAACGACTCTGCTCGTACAGGTTTTGATTGCTCCAACCACCCGACAGAAAACCCTGCTTTGGATGCAGTCCACACTGGTTCTATGCGCAGCCCAACACAAGCCCTGCTTATTTCCAAATATCCAGCAGAGTTAGCAGCATCTGTAATTAGAACCTGCAATTCTTTGATTGCATAAGAGGCTGGTATCCAGTTCTGCACCGTAACATTACCTATGGTTAGGCCAGTATCAGGGGAGACAGTCTGATCAAATACCAGTCCGCTACTACCTGTGTTTGTGTATCCACGACATCGTATAGTTGCAGCAGAGCTAAGATTAGAACGATCAAAACAAATGCTGTCCACTGTCTGTGCCGCTGCCCATTGGAACGTCAATGTCTGAGCAGCCAGAGTTGTGGAGCGCCACACAGAAGCATGGGCATCTAGCTGCAAATTCGCAGGAACAAGTCCTCCTGCCGAGGACGTAGCCGTAAGAGACGATGTTGTGTCCCCACGGTTACCCCAAACGAAGCGGACATTGGCTGTCATGGCTTTTTGTTCTCACCTGGATTTGGCGGGGTATCAAAAATCGGAAAGCCCGCCGGATTAGGCGTTAAAGTAGGCGTCAGATAAGGAGCATCCTTTGCCGTCATCTCCATTACAGGTGCTGGCTTATCAACAACTGTAGGTCTACGAAGAATCACTGTTCTGAACCAACTCATAAATTTGCTCATAATCAATCTCCTAGTTGAACATCTTTCGTTAAACCTATTAGTTAAACTTCTTTAGCCGCGTCAATGTCGGCCAGCACTGCGTCAAGTGCATCGAGGGTGCCTTGCTGCTGCAACCGCGCCGCCACAACTTGATCACGGTTCATCGGCACCAGCATTGACTGTGCCGCGCCTGTGGTTGAGTCGAACCGCTTGGTGGCGTAGTGACACACGCCGTCCACCTTGATCACGCGGGCTGCGCCCTTCGCTTTCAGGTCAAGATAGTTTGAAACGTCGATGTTGATCCTGCCGTCTTGTCCGTTCATGGTTTGCTCCTTCGGTTAAGTGAAAAGATTGTTGATTCGATCCTGCTGTGCTGCCTTTGCTGCTGCTGCGTCCTGCTTCACTTGCTCGGCGGTGGCAAATGCGTCCGCCACCGCCTTGCACGTTTCATCACTCGGCACGGGGCCGCGTGGCTTGTAGTCCTTGGCGTCCTTTGCTACATTATACGCTATGACGTGAACATCGCGGCGACATTTGGCGAGCACCGTTTCCGGGCCAAAGCGCGAGTCCGCCAATGCCCGCGCAATCCACGCATCCGAATTTTCGACAAGATGTGCCAGCACCGCTTTATCTTGCTCAGTCAACATACGAGTTCTCCTGACCAGCTAGTTTCAGGGTTACCAGTGACATTCCCAACTATGACGAGGGTGGTATTGTTAGCCAGCCCAAGCACCTTGAAATTTATGTACGCAACGTCATTAGCATCCATGTCCACCAAGGTTGAACCGTTGAAAATTTGCTCGTCGGCAACCGTGATAGTTTCATCTAAATGCACGTTTCTATTGTCTGTATACAGCCACACATCAGCAAACGTCGCTCCACTCATGTTGTAGGCGTGGATGGTGAAAGAGAATCTGTAGCGTCCAGTTACGCCCGCAACAAATTCCCCGGTGCTCGTGTTGTGGCTTCCTGCCTGATCGAATACCTCCGCGTTGCAAATCAGCTTATACGGCCCGGTACTGCCTGTGCTGGTGGTAATGTTGGCGCTGTTGTAAGCGAGGAAGGCGGGCTGCGCGGGCATGGTGACTGCACTGGTAAAGGTGACATCAGTATTGTTATATTGCCCCTGCATTACAACTGATGGGGTGTTTGCATTCCAGTTATAAATACCCCACTTCGGGGCATCACCATCCCAAGCCTCGAAGCTCGCTCCATAGCCAGAACTCCAAGCAGTCCTAAAACCAGAAGCGTGTGCTGAACCACCCCAACCTGCCCCACCAGATTCTGAAGTTTTAACTGCGCCGGTGAACGTCCCTGTCGTCCCGCTGATCGCCGCTGGTGTAGCACCCGCCCCGCCGATGGGGCCGTTGAACATGCCTCCGGTGACGACGCCGGGCATGGACGCAGTGCCGGTGCCTCCAAGCTCTAAAGCATATTGGCCCGTATTACCATAAATATATACTGCGGAAGAAACAGTGTTTCCTTGAAAATAAGCACCATAACCACTGCCTGAATTAATCCCAAGAATTCCAGCACCAACTCCAGTATTAGTCGCTAATACCCCAGACCCTAATCCAGAACCCAACCCTGATACTCCAACGCCGGTACCAGATGCCACTCCAGTTACACCATTTACGTTTGTGCTAACAGGAATGCCACTAATTGATGAAGTACCCCCTCCTGCATTATACCCACCAGTTCCTATTACTTTCCCAGAAGTGTTTATATCACCTGCGAACGTACCAGAACCAGCGTATATGCTTCCATCCTCATACACGCGAAATGGTGCAGAAGCAGGTGTGGCACTACCTGCCCATATACGAAGATCATTTCCACCTGTCACAGTGGAATCAAACCCCACATACCCAGCAGAGGCGCTCAAGGAGGTTGAGCCAATTGTCCAACCACCAATAGTTCCTAGTAATGCAGTGATACTTCCGTCCGCTGCACTCAGGACGAAATTCACAGTACCTGCATTAACTCCTACGATTCCTCTTTTAGTGGTTACAACCCCAGAGCCACCTGTAACCGCCCCTGTACTGGTGTTCCACGTTAGACCTGTGCCTACTCGTATCCCAGCAGCATAGGATGTGGTGTCAATATCCTGTACACCTGTCAAAGTGTCACCACCGGCTTTAGCGAGCTTCAATGCCGCACTGGCAGAGGCAGCAACAGCTAAAGCCTGTGCCGCCGCATAGATTGAATTCAGCAACGCCTGCTTGTCCAAAGCCACAAGATTGAACGCATCCTTAAAAGTTGCCAGGACGATAGTGGTTCTATCAGTCAGGACATTCCACGCAACCGGGGTTGTAAGCGTAGCCAGGTATGCCGTGAGAGCAGTAATTGAAGCGTCATATGCAACTCTTGACACCGCAAAGGCATCGGCCTGCGCGTCAATTCCGCTTTGCTCTGCAAGAATAGCTGCATTCAATGCTATCCAAGAAGCTTTCTGGTCTATTAGCAGGACAGCACTATCTGCTTGCAACCGATTAGCATCACCAATGGCCTGCAAAGCAACAATGCGAGTGGAGACAATTGTAGTCATTAGACCATCACCTCAAGGTGTACTACTCTCTTTACCCAGTCATGTGTCACACCCACTATCTGGCCAGTAACACCACCAGATAGTCCGAATCTTGGAAACACCAAGGTAACGATATTACCTATTTCATACTTAAACAAGCTGGCAAACCCGTCGAACCCATAAATTGTATGGGGCACCTTCCACAGGGCCAGCAAGCGATTTGCCTCTGTCACCGCTTCCGACGTGATTACCAATAAGGTATCTACTGGTACAGGTGTAGAAACTTGCTTCCAATCTACCAATACAGCACTATCTGACACAGAATTGAGCACCACCGCATTCTCAAATATTGGCAATTGCGCCGCTGTAAGCTGGGCAGCAAGGGTGGTTTGTGGAGTCCAATTCCTACCTGAATTCAGGCTTATTGCCCCATTAACTACAGTACGGCTAACAGGGCCGAAAGTTCCACTTACCATGTCTCTTGTGGTGATAGTCCCAACTGATCCACCAGAAAGATCAACCCTGACTAGGATAAGCTTTCCATCATAAGTAGTCGTTAAGGTGGCACCAACACTAGCCGCAAGTTGCTGCATTGTCTGTAATCTATTCGCTCGACCATCAGTGTAAAGCCCAACAGCCTGTGGGCAAGCAGCACGAAACGCAGTCAGGGCTGTGGCATCAATCTGCCCGCTGGTAATAAATTGCCCGTCCCCAAGCAAAGTGGCGATCCACTCCACCAAGCCTCCAACATCATTGCGCCAATCACCAGCAATCTTAGCTCCCTGCACATCGCAAGTTAATGTGCCATAAAGTTGATTTGTAAGGGCGAACGTAGCGGTGGATGCATCGGGGGTTGAGGCAACCCTCACCCCATTATCCCGTACCTCTGTGACAGGAACGCCTGCAACAGTCTCTGCCACGCTTTGGATCGTGGTTTTGAGGTGGACTGAATAAGTTCCTTTTCCGGTTGTGCTTACCAGCATGGGCGTCACATTAAAGCACTCCCCAAGACAAATTGGGAGTAATTGATCTGGTTGTGGAGGAGTCCCTCCAAAGGCGCTTAGAACAGTAGAAGTAGAAATTGCCGAGTTCAAAGGCCCAAAAATATCCCTCACAGTCAGGCTTAGCAGTGTTCTAGACTTTGGCACTATGTCATCTACAGTACCACTGAAAATAAGCTCAAACTGCGTTTTAGGCCATTTGGCTATACCTCTTGTGGCATCTCCAGCATCCCCTAGATACACATTTATAACCCTTCCAGCCCAAATATCATTGATCCAGCTATCAAGAGAGCCATCCTCATTGTATATCTCTATGTCTCCATAGGAGATGCTGCCACCAGAGCCTTCAATATCAAGTCTACGGGAAAATTGCACCCCACTCCCAGAAACACATGACTGGTAGGGAGTATTTGCTGGGGTGTCTCCAGCAGCGGTAGCATACCCTACATCAGACAGGTAACGAGTAGTCTCAGACCCTCCATGCCCACCAATCAGCACCCCTACATCAACAAGCAAGCAGCGAAGACCCACGTCATCACTGGCTAACCACGTTTTGAAGTTGGTAGACAGACTCATCTGAATACTGCTTTAGCTTGAGCCTCTTTACGAGCAGCGATATCTTTTTGGGTCTGCGTAAGCTTGCCAACAGATTCAACTTGAACCCTAGCTAGTACCGCAGTTTGCTCCCGAACGTCCTGGCTGGAAGACTGGCTTACTTTTTCCAACAACTTATTTGTCTCTGCAATTGATTGCAATAACACCCTAGCCTGCTCGGCTGTCATTCCACCTCCCCCATGGAGCATGCTACTGGTCTGATCGGCTGTATAAATTCGAGCAGGGTTAGAGAAGTTGGCAAGTTCTGGGCCTTGTTCTCCAACTATTGACCAACCGCTGGCGATACCACCCATAGCATGGTTTGGTAATGGTGAGTGGCTTATCTGCGTAAAATAATCCCAAAAATCTTGGAAAGTTTGAAACGCCGCTAAATTGTCAGGAGAACCCTCATACATAGCTTGGGCGGAAGCATAATCAGCCCAACTAAACCGGGTAGGTACAGTATTTGCTGTCACTATATCTGTTGCCTTAGGAGCAGAACCAATGGTAATGGCAGCAGCGACAGCGGCGGCAGAAACAGCCGCGACACGCGTAGCAGCGTCTATAACCTCTTGCAGGCCCTCAGTGGTGTACCTAGTCACCACGTCGATGTACTGCGTAACAGTGGAATGGGCAGTAGCCCAAGCAAAATCCTCCTTTAATTGATCGTAAGGAGAGAGGTCGGCGCTTATAACAAAAGTAAAGTCCTTGGTAAACGATTTAAGGTCGTTCATTGCTTGCAGAGTATCTGCACTATCGGCCCCTGTAACAACCACCTTCCCTGTGAAGACACTTGTTAAGCCTGCCAATTTACTGAATGCAGTTGCTTTATCTATTGCGCTACCATCCCCTGACAGTATAGCCATTATGGTAGCTGTATATGCCCCAGAACCTGTGATCAACAAGTTCTTGGCATTGTCAGACAGACTTGCATCATCAAGGGCTGCCTTCAGTACCATTGCATAATCCTTAGTCCCCGCTTTCATCAATGCACGAAGGTCATCAGGAAGACCAGATACATCAGAAATATAAGACACCAACGATGTAAGATCGAATTGCGCTTTGATTCCTTGCAATTTCAACAAATCAATTGAGGCAGCAGTTCCAACTACCGCCCCCTTCATCACCTGCTGCACGGCCTCATCCTGCGTGGTGTAATCTTGTAGTATTGCGGTATCAGGGTTTGGCTTCAACAACTCCTCTTTCATAGCCGTCAGGATGGTCGTATGCAAATCAAGTGTGGTGGCTTGCCTTTGGTTCCAATCCACAGCGGCAAGAGCAACCACATTGGCTGCTTTAAGTTCATCATTAACCATCAACCAGTCAGTGTTGTACTGCTCCCCCGAGGCAAACATTTGCCTACTGAGATTCAGCAAGTCAGTAGACATTTGTGGCAACGCAGCTATTGCTGTCTGATCCCCACTGTTAGCCAAAGTAGAAGTGGAAGAAAATAATGCTTTTGCAGTATCGTATTGGGTAGAGATGCTATCAGGGGACAAAGCGCCTTGGCTTATTCCTTTTATTGCATTGCTCAAGGTATCAGCTAATTTTTGGTAAGCTGCTCCTGTGGTATTAGCTGCCGAACTTGCTTTACCAGCCACAGTTAATTCAGCATCTATTGCAGCCACAGCGGCTTTATTTGATGCAGTCATCTGGTCAGCCAAGGTTCCCAAGGAGGTTCCTGCTGCAACTGCCGCATCAGAAACTGCCGCAAATTCTGGGGCTACCACCATCAATGACCCAAACAAGGCGCGACCAGCATCCGTGGTCAGATCAACACTATTCACCAAGGCAATGAATGCTTCCTTAGACTTTGGTACCTCTTTTCCCATCAATGCAAAGGCCGAAGCGACATCAGACGCTTGCTTAGCCGCTTGTTCTTCCTTGGAGTACATTGCGGTGTAGTAAGTCTGCACCGCCGATTGCATGTTGGCGGAACTACCAAACAAAGCAGCCAAGGCTTCAGTTACACCAATAATCTGGTCAGTGGTAGTAGGCATCTGCTTACCCAGCAAATCGAACACCACCTTCACGGCAGAAACATCGGTAGTAAGACGCTGGAATGTTTGTGTCAGAGTCTCACCGTTTAATTGGAAATTTTTAAGGTTTGGTATTACCTTCAATGCAATCTGATCAGAAGTAAGAGCAAGACCTGCCACCAAATCCGCCACCACTTGATCCCCATTCTTGGTAGAGAAAGTAAAGTCCACTGCAATCTGATCCAACCCACTTACCGCAAAACCAGCTTTGGTCGCAGCCTTAGTCATGTTGTCAAACAAGGCGGTTACACTGTTATTTACAATAGCCATTTGAGCATCGTTGGCTGGAGACAATACTGACCCACCCCAACGATCATCAGGGGCGGTGCCCATAGCTGTTGCGATACTAGCAGTAGAACCTGTTTGCCTAATTGTCCCAGCAAGCCCAGTACCAATAACACTAGCTGTTCTGGGACTACTACCAAACAATCCTAATGCATATGCAGCAGCAAGAGCCAGTCCAACATAAGGTACTGCAGCCATAGCCATGTCACCAACGGCCATACCAGCGCCACCAGCAACGGCAGCATCACCAGCCCCAGCAGCAATAGCACCAGCCCCTATCTCCGTTGCCCCAGCAGCAACCATAGGTACTGTCCCTGGGATAATTGTAGAAGCAACACCAGCAACACCACTACTAGCCATACTTCCTACACTAGGCCCCCCAAACCAACCACTTACAGAATTTGCGGCGCTTGCCATGTTAAACAAACCACCAACTTCACTCCCAGCACCTGCCACTCCACCTGAGCCAGCAGCCATAGCAGCTAGACTCATACCAGTTCCTGTGATAGTACCCATAACTCCTTGTACTAGCACTTTCAGTACAGTGGTTTTGAATAGTGTTTTCAGAGAGTCAATAAAGCTCTGACCAAACCCTTTACCTGCTGCAAAACCATTCATAAGAGAAGTGGTCAATCCTTGTTCCACACTATCAGTTATTCCTTTCCACCAGTCATTCCATTGTTTGGCTGTCGTAGTTTGCTGGGTTACATCCTGTAATTGCTTTGTTTTAGAGATAAGCAAATCTATCTGAGCAATCTCCTCATCAGTATGAGGTCTCCCCATGATAGTAGCTTTTTGGCTTTCCAGCTTGGAGAGTGTTTCCTGGTCTCGGCGCAATTTAAGGAGTCTCAATCCCTCAGTGGTCAATCCAATTTCTTCCAAAGCTTGTTGAGCAACCTTTATTTCCTGATCTTTAGTTAGATTATCCCCTTTCAACTTCATTTCAATGTTGGCATTAAGAGCAGCAGATTCTAAATCCATAGCATCAGCTATAGCACTATATTGTTTTACTGCCCATTCCATACCTGGCTTGCCAGACATTTCTGCTGCGGACGCACGGATAGCCGCTGCACTTGATTGCAGCCTTGAACTGGTCTCAGCGTCTCTAGCCGCTTTAAGGATAGCCAGTTCTTCCGGGCCTTTTCCTATTTCCTCATTACTCAACTTCATAGTTTCTAATTCAGCCCCAGCAGCCTTTGTGGCATCTTCATATGATTTTACCAGAGCATCTATAGCCGTTCTTTGGCGAATAATCTTGTCTTCCGCTTGTTTATCATAAGCGTCGTCAATAGCCCCTTGAGCTACAGCAATTGATCCTGAAATCTTAGCTGTTTCTGCCGCTTTAGCTGCACCACTTTGCGGGTTGGAAGCACTATTTACTAAAGCTAGGTCTTCTTGAAGCTTTTCTTTCTTTAGCTGCAAAGCATCAATAGCCAAGCTATCTTTTTCTGCATAGTACTCCTCATCATTAGTTATTCCTAACTTATGATAATAATCCTCCTCGTTTTGTTCCTTTTTTACCCCCTCCTCCAACAAGGCGTACCTACTTGCAACACTAGCCTTGGCTTCTGCATAGGCGGCATCAGTACTCATTTTTGAGTCTCGTGCTCGTACCTCGGCATCGTTTCTCAATTTAGACGCTTTTATTTTAGCCTGCTCATCATCTTCGGCTGCGGTTGTACCTGTCAAAGGATCACGATAATCATTAGCAGCTTTAGCAGCCCTTCTTGAAGCCAAGGCGTCAGCCATTGGAGTTAAGCTACTCTCAGCTAGAGTTTTCCATTTATTATTAGCAGCTTCATTAGCCTCATTCCTAGCTTTCTGAGCAGCAGACCCATCATTACCATCCATACCAACAGCATGACCAAGAGTTGCTGTAACAATCCCAAGAACCCCTGTAGGCTTTTCTGGGGTCATATTAGCAGCGGCATTCTTTATGTCTGCCCATACAACCTTAGCTGAAGCCCACAGGGCTATCATGGTTCTAGTAGTGAGAATCAAGAAATCTGCTACACTCACAAACGCTTCAGTTATATCATTAGCCCAATTAACAAGCTCCTTATTAGCAGCTAAATTCCGCATTTCTTCATTAGTTTCTTTAAGGTGCCCAGTATAAGCCATCGCTGCTAAGGTCATAGCCTCAGTAAATAATCCTCCAATGGCTAACTTAGTTTCTTCAGCATATACACCAGCCAATCTCATTTGGACGGTATAGGTATTCACTCCAGCCGCATATGCCCCCGCAATAGTCGGGCCTTGCTTCAGCAGGGCTTGCAGCCTGGCTTCTGATTGTTCTGATTTAAGCAATTGCCCGGCAACCATTCCGTGGGCTGTAGCATACTCCTTCAAGGCTTTAGTATAGTCTACAGTGATACCCATACCAGACCTAGCCATGGACATGCCGGTATTTACGCTACGAATCATTATCTGCAAAGATTCTTCTACAGACTTACCACTGACGATTGAGGCATCCATCGCCATTCTTCCAAGCTCAGTAGCCTTAGTCAAATCCATTTGAGCCTGGGCCATCTTCATCAGGGCGTTTCTGGCAGCTTCCCCAGTCATTCCTAGATTAGAGAGTTTTTCGGCAAACTCATTCATCTGAGCGCCGGTGTAACCAGCATTGTTGCCGACTATCTTCATAGCAATGCCCAAAGATTCGTAGGATGCGGCTAATTGAGCGGCTTCTTTGACGTATTCAAGGACTTTGAATGCACCAAACGCCTCAGCCAGTTCCAACACAGCTTTTTTGGTCAAGCCAAGGGATTCAATTAACCCCTTGTTAGACTCAGAGTGTTTGTCAGCCGCATCGGCAGAACGCTTTGCGGCATCAGTGAGCTTATCAAGCTCATCTTTAGCTAGGGAAACCGCAGCGGTAAGCTCTTTACCATCCACGGTAAACCGCATTGCGATTGTTACATTATCCTGGCTCATTACGCTGCCTTTTTGTTCAGTACTTTGAGGGCTGCCCTCTCCATGGCCTGTAAGTCTTCGAACATCTCCAGACGCTCCTCTATTGTATTCTTATGTAAGTACCTGTCCAGTAGCGTCCATACTCCTGGGTAATTTAATCCTGAAATTCCTCCCATTCCTGCCACGTTCCACTGGGTTCCTAGTCTTATGAACATGATGAATGTTTCCCAGTTTTCAGGCCAAACACAAAAATCTTCTTCTTCTGGAGACAATGGGATTTCACCAACTATAGTGATACCCATTGCAGCAAAAGCTGCTTCAGTCTCATCAGGCCCATCAGCTACTTTACCACCTGCCGCCCAGTGTATAGCGGCGTCGGTTAGTTTCCCTTCTTCACCTTGTTCCCGCTTGTGGCTTCGAAATATCCTTTCAGAAGCGCCGTGCGGACATAAGGGTAGTCGATGAACGCATCCCTGGAGGTATCAGTGAAAGGCATTGGATTACCTTCCTCATCGCATACACCAGTCCAACCTACCAGCAAGGTCTGGAGAAGGTCTTTGTCAGCGGTCTTGAACTGCTCCAACAGAACGTCTATCTTGCTCTGCTCTAACAGCTTGAACTCCGCCGACATTTCATGGGATGAAAATCCACCACCGTCTTTTGGAACGTTGATAATGCAGGGCCATTTGAATGTGTCTTGCTTTTGCATCTTGAACATATTTTGCTACTCCTTATTACTCCGTTAAGAAACAAGGGCTGCAATTGATTGCCAGCCCCTCCATACAAACTCCTTATAACGTGTCGATCAATATCTCATCGTTACCTGCTGATGTAGGCACGAATTGCAACCCCATCTGCACGGTACGCATTCCATTTAAGTCACCATATGTTGGCTTCATCAACTGCACTGTACTGGTAGAAGTGATCTGAAACTTATTGAAGCCTACAGTGCCATGTAGTAGCCCTAGAGACCCAAGAGTAGCAGCCAGTGCCGCAGACCACCAATCCTTGGTAGCGAAGGTGTTAGCAAGGATCGTAACGCTGCCAACCATCTTACGGTCTGTCTGTTGCACGAACTCACCACCAGTTCCAACCAGAGACTCATATGTAAGTTGATTACCCATATCAATAGTCAGAGACTGAAGCACGGCTGAGATACCGTGTAAGGTGAATCCACTGGTATTGATGTTATTCACACCAAGCGGGGTCTGCCATGATGTCAGCGTCAAGGCGCTTGGAGAAGCATCCGATATAGAGGCCGCCGCGTAAAGACCCAGGAATTTGAACTTCATCACTGGAATTTGCTTGACAGTGAAATCGAAACTCACTGAACCCATTGCACCTTTAATCTTGTGCAACACGCTGTCTATGTACACCCACATAGTGCATGATTCATTAGAATTGTCGAATGTGCTTGAGGGCGTAAAGCGCCAACTGGTTGCACCATTTATTGCACTAGTAAACCCGCAAGATGCCAATAGTGGAGCAAACGCGGGTGCGGTAACTGCTGAAGTACCAGCCCCGGCAATTTCAATCTCAAAATCTAAACCCACATGCTGACCAACAACTACCTGGGGTGATGCTCCAAGATAGTTTCTCATCAAGGCACGATCCACCTCATCTATTTCCAGCGGTGTAAGAGTTGCATTGCGAATCAGCATCGCGTCCGTGCTTACCCCTGGAGCAGAATCGGTACCCTTGGTGGCTTCGATCTTAGCCAGAAGGACGGTCTTACGAGTGAACAGTGACATGACAATCTCCTCGAAAAATTACAGGGTGCTGAACGTAAGTTCACCCACAGTTGAAGAAGTTGGGATAAACTGCAACCCCATCTGAAGTGTTCTCAACCCATTCATATCCCCATATGTTGGTTTGAGGATTTGAGCATTTGGGGCAGCTACCTGCACCTTGTTCCCAGTAGCAGTACCATGAACGAAGTTCAAGGCATCTTGTGTCATGGCCAGCGCCGTGGTGAACCAGTTTTTGGTGGCAACCGCATGTGCCAAAAGTGTAACACTGCCACTTGCTTTTCTGTCCACAATCTGCACAAATTCATTTCCAATCAGGGACTCAAAATCCAATTGGTTCCCAAGAGAAATTGAAAGTGCCTGCACTGCCGCAGAAGATTGCGCAATAGTATGCAGGGAAAAAGTAGGCGTATTAGTGTTGTTCACTCCAAGGGGGGCTGTCCAACCTGTTGGGGTGTAGGTATAAGCAGAAGCATCAGAGGGTGTTGTATACCTGCCCAGGAACTTGAATTTCATAACCGGGATTTGTTTTACGGTAAAATCCCAAGTCACATCACCCATAGCCCCGTACATTGCGTGCTTAACCCCGTCTATGAATGTTTCAAGAGACAGGGTTTGAAATCCTGAATTGATAACCGTGTAAGCGTAAGAAGTAGTAAGATCGGCTCCTACCATACCACAAGCCAGCAACAGAGGGCCAAACTTTGGAATGGCGTTTGCCGCACCACCAGCACCAGCTATTTCAATTTCGAAATCCAAGGATACTTTCTGATCAACAGCTATCTGGGGGGAGTTCCCCATGTAGTTACGCATTAAAGAGCGATCAACCATAGTGGCATCCAACGGTGTCAGTGTCACATTTCGAATTACCAAGGTATTGGCCGCCACCAGAGTTTCTGGTGTACCACTTACCGACTCAATCTTAGCAAACAGTGCTGTCTTTCTGGTATAAAGGGCCATGACTTACTCCTCAGTTTCCAAAGGTTTGATGGCAGAGGCAACCACAACAGGCTCATCCATTGGAATAAAACTAGAAAGTGGAGGTGTTGGCCCAGATTGTGAATGGGTTGGGTTTGGAGATAGTAAATACCCATCTGCGTCCACAGGAAGAAACTCCCCATCAGCATCTGTGGGCATCAAATCCCCTGCTGGGTTCTTGGCATAGTACCCACCATGCCCTCTCCAATCCATCTTAGCTCTTGCCATGTTACCCCCAACTTTGCAATTGATTGCAGTCTTATACGCTTCTGACAAAACACTCTGTGGTGTACTGATCCTGCCACCACAGCTTATCATTTTTTACTTGAACCAGCCTACCCCCTCCGAACTCAAATGGTCCATAATACATGCCTGCATCAGCAGGTGCCCACCCCAACAACTTGGCTCTAATCAACCCCCTGATTGTTTGAAGGTCACTTTGTTCAGCAAAGCTCTTTATCCCCAAGGGGGTCACCTTATTGTTGATACATAGTACCACACCTAATGCTACCGAAACTCTTTGCTCTACTATAGTGATAGTCTCATTCTTGGTTGGAGTCTCGGCTAGTAGCAAAACATAAGCATAAGGAGCCGGTGGAACCTTTGAATTATAGGCTTCCTCAAGCTCCATAATGCGAGCCACCCTTATAGCCATAGAAGGGATAGTTTTTAACTGAATAACTGATGCTTCTAGGAGTTCCATTCTAGTCCTGAAGTGCCTCGTTGACACGTCTTACCACAATGTCTTTGAATATCATAGAATCATTATCATTGAACCCAAGGAATGGCCATCTCTTGTCTGGTTTAGGTGAGCTAACTAGATACTTATCATAATCTACCGCACTACTAATAGACCTATCATTAGGCCCATCTGAGTGCAGTTGTATGCTGTCAAACAACTTCCCTGTGTCAAACAACGTTCCAGGCCCACCCGCCATTTCCCTCAACATACCGGCATCAGAAGGAATCCACGGCACATTGTCTGGATTTTTCTTTGCTAGGAACCTCTCTCTATTTCTATTCAATAGAGCCGCACCTGCCTCATCTAGAATGTGCTCTACCGGTATTTGTTTATGCTTTTCCAGAACTGCTGTTACAGCCGCAAACTGCGAGGCGTCAACTGATAAGGATATCATTAGAATACTGGTCTGAACTGTGGATAGTTGATCCTGTTCTTACCATCCACCATGGATGCTGCCATCTTCTTAATATCTAAGGAGGTAATCGCTTGTTTTTGATCTGAATTACTACCAGCTTGGTTTATCACCACCGCAGGCATGTAGGTCAACACTGCCTCCACCAACCACTCAGGGGCCGGGTTATCTACACCAAATCCCGCTGAGAACCCAACTCGCACATAATTCTTTTCATAGGACTCATTCAGATAGATGATCCCTCTTTCATAATCAACCACGTAATCAGTAGCTGGTACTACCTGAGCCTCAGCTAGTAACGCCCCTTGCATGGTATTTGCATAATATACGGTGATGCTTCCAGGCAATATAAACATGCGTTTCAGGCGCAAACGAAAAACCCCACCATAAGCTGAAAACATAGTGGGGTCAATCAAAAACACATCCGTCTGGGAGGTTACTACACTAAATGGTGAACCTAGAATAGACTCAAAAAAGACCTGCGCGGAAGTCAGGCCGGAACTGATGATTGAATTGATTTCATCCAGGTTCTGGAGGCTCATACGTTCACGTACAGCCTCCACCCCCACAATAAGGTTAGTCCCAGCCATTTCCTACCTGCTTACCACTGTCCCAGTGCGCGAGATTTACGGAACCAGAAAACCGTCATAAAGTGTGATGCTTCACTGGCGCTGTTCTTCCAACCTCTTGCTGCCGCTGTCAGTGTCCCACCACCAGAAACAGCCAGTGTTGCGCCATCACTTGAGGTAAGAACCGCCGCTGCCGCACCAGTATCTTTCTGCACCAGTGTAACCACAGCAGCCGCTGCTGAAGCAGTCACTGCCGCACTTTCGTCGGCGTTGATTGCGTAGGCGATCAGGTAGGCAGTAGCGTTGTTGGCGTGAGCAGCATCAGCAACAGAGATGATAGCATCAGCGGCACCCATCAGCAGGCCGGTTTCCATCAGGCGGGCGCGTGCGTTACATGGAGAACCAACTGTGATGTCTGCGGCTGCAAGGGCTGCATACTTACCAAGCCCAGGAGACACAGTGGTAGGAGCAACCGCCGTGTAGGTAGTCCCACCAACTACGATGGTGTTACCTGCAACTGACACCGCCGCAGTAATCGTACCTTTTGGTACTCCAACAGCACCACCAGTAATGGTGGCCGCACCACGGGTAAGGTTTGTTCCACTGGTCATTCCACCACCACCAGCTACCAAAGTGGCTTCTTCCACCTTACCACGAATAGTTACCGTGCCGGAGGTCAGAGTAGCACTCGCCGTCACGTTGCTGTCAGCAGCATTGATTGCATTGGCTAGTGACCAGGCAGCGATGTATTCTTCCTTGTTAGCTAAAGTCAGTACAGTGTCGGCATCGGCATTGGACATGCTCGCTGCAAGCAATTGCGCTTTGGTCAGTACCGCACCATTGGCTGCTTCACCAGTTTGCAGGCCGGTGTAGAACTGTAGAGCTACCAGTCCACGGTCTGTCTGTGTTGGGGTTACAGTCTTGGCAGTGTAGGTCTTGCCATTGATCACACATGAATTCGCATCAGCAATTGATGCGCCAACAGCCATTGTCCCAGAAGGGAAGGTGTCAATGATCAGGTGTGTTGCTGTTTCATCGGAAAATGCACCAAAACCATCTGGTTGTTGTTTCCAAGCCGCGAGCACGGTGTCAACCCCAAACAGAGGGCCTTTGGCATCCACCATTGCTGCACCAGTGCTTGCACCAGCCACCAGGCTTACTTGCAGCCCTTGTAGTTCAGCCAGAATACGAGGAAGACGGGTATTAAGGTGTGCCCCACCATTGCCGAGGCCGTTCAGGGATTCCATAGTCATGATATTTCTCCAGGTGATTAAAAGTTAAATCTGCTACCCTTAACTGAGCAGTGCCTCAGTGTACTGCCTGACCCACTACCGAGCAATTATTAAGCTACGTCTATTGCTACACCTTCCTCAGCAGAACCAAGTATTTCCTTGATTTCATCATCGCTACCAATTTGAATTCCTTTAGTAATAGCAGTATCAGGGGATTCCAAAGGCTTAATAATATCACTGGCAGCATCCATAGTCTGCTTATGTCCCTCTGGTACTTTTATACGTTGTGGGTTAGTTTTTGGTTTATACCTACGCCATATTGGACGACCTGATGGTTCTTCGACTTCTTCCAGCAGGATGGCTGCCTGTTCGGCTTTGAACCTATAAGCCTTATCCGCTTCATAAGGTGTTCCGGTAACTCCCCTGGTGTAACGCTTGTAATATGCCAGTTCCAGAATGATATATTCTTGTACTGGAGCTATAGCTGGTTTTTCAACGGTGACTACCATGGTTTCACTCCTCAGGTTAATGTGAACTACCTACGCATGGTACACCTCGCTGTGGGAGAAATCAACTGCAATTGATTGCAGTGTTCAGACCCACAAAAAGAAAGAGGCCCGAAGGCCCCTTCTTTACTGATCTTACGTCAGTTCTTAACGACTTCCGGTGAGACCCGAATATTTCACCATCGCGTTGATTTCTTCAATCGAAAACGCAACTCTCGCTGTTAAAACAACGATAAACACGCGAGCACTGATGTCCTTCGTATACTCAATTTGTATGTTCCGCTGAACACCAAAGATCAGGTTCATTGGATCACACAACAGACCTTTGTCACCAGGCATCAGAGCAACCGGAGCGACCTTGGAGCCGAACAGATACACTGGCAGAACACCTTGTATTTGTTGGTCACCCAGAGCAGTTTGGCGTGCGCCATACTGGTCGCGGATTTCAGTTTCATTATCCACCGACACAAAGTGCTGGAGAGCCGAACGATTACGCAGATAACGGGTAGGCATGGTCTTCAACGCAGCTTTTCCTGCATTCTTGTCGAATGCCCCACCTACGTTCACGACGTTCGCTGTCGCTAGTTTCAGGTAACCATCATTCAGGGCCAGGTATGTATCTGACGAGGCTGAGTCACCATTGATGGCTAGTTCTTCCAGGTCAAGCGCCGCTCTTTCAGCGATCAGATCAACCAGGGTTTGGTGAATTCCACCTGCTCCTGTTTGCAGAGCACCTGACACATTACCGCGCTCCACGTTGTCTTCGATAACATCGTAAGGGATGCGGATTTCAGCAATCACTTCAGATGTAGTCAGCACAACCTGACCCAGATCAGGCTTGGTACGTTGTGAAGCTGGCATGGCTTGTCCTTCACCTGTACCATCTGACTGGTTGGAATTGGTTGACACCCCTTGCTTGTTAGCACCCGGACGAAGAATCCGTGAACCAAATCCCAGCTTGTTGATTTTCATTTGGTAGCTGTTCATCGCTACTGTGCGGCAAACCGTCAGGATCGTCGGTTGGTCAATCAGTGTACGAATGAACTGGTCTGTTTGCTCAGGATTGAGCCTACCAGCAGTTGCAAGGTCAGCAAGAGCAATATCCGCCTTGGCAATGATTTCTTTGTTGTCCATTTCTTTCTCCAGTTAAATTAAGGGGATTGCTTTACTTACTACCTTGCCGTCCGTTTCTCACGCTTCTGAGCAATTCGGATGTACGCGGTGTCGAAACTACCTGTACGTGGGTCGGTGTCTTCTTTCACCGCCACCTCTTTACCAGCAGGATCGTCACCTGCGGGTTTCCCACCAGTTACGACGGAATTTACCGCAGTCAGTGCAGTATCAGACTTCCGAGCGATTTCGTCAATACGCTTGGCAGTTTCGGTATTAGAAGTTTCCACCTTGGTAGCCAGCGCCTGCAATTGAGTGCCGTTCTCTTGAGTGCTCTTGGTCAGAGCTTCCAGAGTTGTGCTGATGGCAGTCAGTGTAGCTTTCAAGGCATCAGCCTCAGTTTTGGCTGCAAGTGCCTTTTCTGCTTCTTCTTTGGCTGCTGTATCAGACCCGCCCATCATTTTGGCCCGCGCAGCAGAATCGCCCTTTATGAAGTCCAGTTTGTCTTTAGCTGCACATTTATCCTTGAAGTGCGCTTTCTCCGCATCGGACATAGGAACTTTGATGGTAAGTTCTGCTTTTGCCACTTCAGTAGCGTCATCAGCACCCCCATCTGCGGCATCTTCCACAGCGGTAGCTTGTTGTGCTGGAGTCATCGCATCCCAGGCAGCTTGATCAACAGATGCAGGCTTTGTTAGGGTGGCGACGGCTGGAACAGCAGCAGCCGGATCGGCAGCTACTTTTGGAATGTTGCTTGAGCCGTTCCACCAGGCTTGCGTCCACGCCATCTTGTCGGCAGTGGAAAGCATGTTCCACGCATCATCCCCTCCTTTGTAACCACTAGGTGCTTTACTCATTAGAGATTCGATGCTGATAACCCCTGCTCCGGCTTTCTGTGCGTTGTCCATGTTAGTTTCCCCTGTTTTCACAATTCCTGCGGATTTCAGGACTCGCATTACCAGCCCCGGCTTTGTAAGGTCAATCATGTCTGACTCCTGATCTCGTTTTACCACTCTAAATGGAATGCGGCTAGCCGCCCGATCAACGAGTGAAACGAACCGAATCTCGGCATCTCGAAGCTCTTTCAGCTTTACCTTGGTTCTAGCCATTATTGACCTCAATCTGTAGAACCAAGTGTACGCTATCACCCTCTACCTAACAATGCTAAAGGACGCTTAAACTATCAACTGAGGAGAATCTGTGGCTATGGGCATTTGCAATTTCAGTGTGTGTTCCTGCCACTATTTCATGGCTATGACCTTGATCCACGCTTGTTTGTCCGCCTTGGAATATACCCATCTTGTCATACTTAACATTGAACGTATGGGTGTGGTCTTCTGATTTGCTAGTCACCCCAGTAATGGATTCAGGCACATCTGCTTCCCCCGTGAAATCATGGCGCACAACCATAGCTTCCATACTGAAGCCATTGATTTCACCTTTCTTTATCTTTTCCCAGGTTCCTTCATCTGGAATATGCATACCTATTACCCAAGAGCCTTCAATGAAATCCGGGTCTCCCTTGCGGGCAATGAAGGTCTCAACTATGCAGTGATTAAGGTCTTCATCAACCTTGTTGTCATGCATATTGTCGATACTTTTTTGCATCAGGCGGCGGGAAAAGTCATGCGCCATCTTGCGGATTTCATCTGCCCGCATGAACTCACCTTGTGAATCTGGACGATCAGGGCTATACACTTCTCCGAATACTAAGTGGAGTTCTGGTGTGTCTGACTTAATTACTAAGGCCATGTTTCCTCCAACTGCAATTGATTGCAGTGATGGCCTATGTTACTACAGGATGTACTACCGATGCAGCCCCAAAGCTTTTGCAGCCTTCTCTTTAGTCATGCCCAGCTTGATCAGGAAATCGTAGCTAGGTTTCAACGTGATTTTGTGGTCAACGGCTTTCCCTGCAACCAACTGCAAAAGTGCCTTGGTCATGTGTGGATTCCCGATGACTTTTATTGGTCTCATAGGTATTGCTTTGCGCGATCAACCAACTCTGGATTGGTAAGATCAAGATAGAACGACCCCTCTGCTTTCTCAAGGAGTATTTCACCTATTGGTTTGCCCTCATATTCCATAGGCAGATCAGCCAAGGCGACTGCTCCAAGTTCATCCTCACTTTTTAGGATGCCCAATACAACAGATTTCTCATCATCCCTTAATGATTCAAACACAGGTTTTAGTGCTCCTGTCTCCAAATCATCAGTTAATTGTAGTCGTAATGCTTGCCACTCACTTGCTTGTGGGGTAAATCCCATCTTGGCATAGTCATACCCTGCTTTTCCAGAATCAAGTACTATAGCGTTAGAAGCTATGGACATACCTTGATCAACCATACCACCAAGTAGATCAGACACATATTGTGCTTGGGCCGCAACATCTCCTTCTGGTATATCTAACCTATCTAGGAATATCTTTCCTGTAACTGGATCAATTGCGCTCTCAACATCTACCACTGCTCCTCCCACCTCAATTTCTCCAGAGAAACCAAAAGTACCGTCAGTCTCAACAGTAATATTGCTTGAAAGCACGTCCTTTAACTCAACCCCCATCATGGCTGCCAAAGCTGCTTTGGGATCGGAGTCAATCTGGTCATTCCACTGTTGCAATTCTTCTTCTGTCATGTCCTGACCAGCAGAAGCCATGTCTTCTGGTGAGGTTTCTCCACGCGGAATCACCGGGTTATCCACCTCAGTTGGCCCAGTACTTATTTCCTCTCCCCCATCTCCAGGAAGAAGGGTACACATTGTTCTGCACCAAGGGTGGAATGGCGGTATACCAAATCCTAACTGCTCAAGGGCAGCGTCATCCATCTCCTTATAATTGGCTATTGCTTCAGCACCTTGCTCTGGCCATGGTTGTATCTCCCTTAAATCTTGGGGGTCATCAGCGGAAAGTGCTTCCACGATCTTACTTCTAGCCATCTCCACTTCAAATTCACGCCCGTCCGCTATATCACGGCAGAACGGGCTAGTCCGATTGTCAAGAACAGCGGTAAGTCTGTATCTGGCTATTCCACGGGCTTCGGCTTCAGCGGTGAATCCCCAGGTACTCAGACGACTGCTGTGCAGACTACTGGCCATTCCTAATAAGGCATCTCCTCCTTCAGCAGCTAGTCCAAAATCACCAGAGAAACTGGTTAAGGGTTGCACGAACCTATCAGCCTTCTTAGCATCTGGCTTGTCCTCATATTCTGTTGGAGGATTGAACCATTCTTTTGATCTGTATGCAGGCCCAGGTGTTGCTTCCTCTGCATCATCTACTTTACTGGTTACCTCACCATATGGGTCTTTCATCTTATGTACAGGCATATTCTCCACCATAGCTTCCCACTCCTTGGTTAATCCAGGTTTTGATGAGAAGCTACCCTTAACATAATCCCCCCTATGGAATTTCAAGAATGATTCGGCCAGGAATTCCCGCACGTTCTTATTAGCTTGCGGGCATATGGTCTTCGCCACCTCAGACTCCAGCATATGCCCTGTCACTTGTTCCGCCCTCAAAATTGAGGCTTCACTTGTTAAAAGATGCCCTAATTCATGGATTATAGTATCTTTAGTGGCAGCTAATGTTCGTTCTTGCATACCGTCACCTTTGAAGCCAGCCCATCTTTCCTGAGAAAGACTGAAGTTGTCCCCATTCTTGATTTTATCCAGAACCCGCTGTTCCATTGGAGGTTTCCCCTCCAACCCATCAGCAAAATGCTGGAGATTTATAGTAAAGGTCTGGTCATTAATCCAAGCCGCACCATTACTATTACTTTCATTTCTATCTATTAACGCAAAAGTTGGGTGAATTTCATCAATAGCTTTCTGCACTGTCTTCGGCAGACCATCAACGGTATCAGCCAGTAATACCGTGGCGCTTCTTGCCGCCTTTGATATTGGAGTATCTTCCTCCAATCCGACACCTTTGTAGCCGTACATCTGGCCTTCAGATATGTCTATCCCTTGCAGAGTTAATTTCTGAACGGATGCCCGCACTTCATTATTGGTATGCGTGTGACCCAACCCTCCTTTCCAATTCATATTCCCATATGGAGCACCCTTTTCAATCTTATCTTTCTCGGTGTCTATTGGTTCGTATATTTCAGACCCAAACTCCAAGGCATTCAGCAACGGTCGGCACACATACAGTGAGTGTTCCCCTACTTTCTGTACTGAAAGTAGCTTCTTGTGTTTGGCTGCGTTCTCTGCCAGTGCAATTGATTGCAGTGCCTGTGCCTGTACTTGAGCACTTCCTCTGAACTCCAGGGTCTGCATAAACATATTAACCGCATTATTGAACTGCCCTTTATGCTTATCCCAGTGCTGTTTGGAATTGAATGACGGTCCTTTCTTACTGGCCATGTGCGCGCCATACACCGCACAAGACATCAGCATTCCCTCTATATAACCCTTATTGGCATTGGCCATGTCCGTGAAGTCCAGACCATGCACCAACTGTGTTGCCTTATGCCAGTCCTCTGCTTCTATAGCCTTCTCTATCTTGCTGTATATAGGTTTTGATATGGCATGCCATTCCCGTAACAGCCTGTGCGTTAGACTGGCTTCTACAGTCAGGAAAGTACGAACGTCCACTTAGTGCAGGTGTGAGTGTCTAGCCAAGGTCACTAAGTCCGGGCTTGTCTGGCCATACATATAAGCAGCTATCAGGGTATTGAATAGTCTTTGGCTTCCTCTGCTTAGGCCATCAACCTCAGTGGAGATTCTGACTTTCTCATCAGGACTCATCTCACGTTTCTTGGTGAGGCCGCGCATAGCCGCATAATCCTGGGCTAATGTAACCAACTCACTTGAGGTTTTGTCATTTCCAGTATAGCTTCCATCCCCTGCGGAATCAGCAGGTGCCCCACCAGAATCAGATGACTGGAAGGGGTTATTCTTTGGTATTGGTGACTTACCTCCAACAGGGGCTGCTGGAGCAATAGTGCCCTCTGTTGCCTCAAGATGACTTCCATTCAGGGAATTTATCTCATCTACCAGAGATTTATTGGTAGTAATACCCTTGGCTAGTGTTAGAGCCTTAATCTGATTGTCAGCATTAACCATAACCGCAGGTTTGCTTTCAAACTTGACAACCTTCATATCAAGTTCTTTCATTATAGTGCGATTGATTGTGGCATCGAAATCAAGTCTCTCAGGCCCAAACACTTGCTGCTCAGCAATCATGTAGCTTACTTGAGCTGTGGCGAAATTTAAGGCTTTTTCCTTCCCAAGGAACATAAATGGCAGTCTGAAGCCCATCACCACATGCGTTTCTGTACTATCATCATACTTCATGAACATCGCGTCCTGTGCTCGTTCCGCCCCAAAACGCTCTACCGTTACTTTTACTGTCCCAGCAGTCGTATCCAAATTACCACCACTTGAATGTGCATCTACCACCACAGCACGGTGTTTGTTCTTATTCTGTCCAGAAAGATACATCCGTAGTTGATCTGCCGCATCCTTACCAAGAGTACCCCCTTGAACAAAGATAATCGACGGTGGCATACCACCAGCATCCAAGAATTCAAGGTTAGCTTCTTCCGCTTTTCTACTTCCAACAACGGAAGGCATCTGGTTAATCCAACGCGGTAAGAAGTAGGAAGTAGTTACGTCCGGGTGTATCCCAAACATAATCAATTCAGTACCACGATCTTCCGGCTTCACCACATTGTTCTGCTCCCCTTGATCCAGTATTTCCCATTTCCCAGTCTTCCTATCTACTTCTCTGGCCGTACCGAACTCCCGGTAATAAACAAGCTCTTTCAAGGCCACACGCTGGGCAAACCTTCTCTGCCTTTCCCATATTTTCAAGGTAACTGGCTTTCCTTGACGCACTACATCACGATCCACCAATATAGGAGAATCCAACTTCACCATACGGGTGTTGAACGTATCTATATTACGCACTCCAACGACATCACCAGCCACATTTCTTAGAACTTCCAGAAAGGCATATCCAATGGACTCCATATCCCTACGTAACTGCCGTCTAATACCAATAAATGTTTTTCCTGGACATGGTTCATTGAAGAACGCCTTAGCTATCTCCTTTTCTGCATTTGCTGCTTCTTCTTTTGCTTTTTCTTCATTGTATATGGCTAAATCTTCGTCATATTGCTGTTGAGCAGCGTCTGATACTTCTGCTGCCTGTCCATCCACCAACTTCTGATGGTCTGCTTGAGCTTGAACTTCTTCAGGTGTTGGTTTAACAGGTACAGGAGTACCAGGTACAACCTCAGTAAGAGGCTTTTCCTGTGGTTGTGGCTTTTCTGCAACCCCCTTGTTCTTTTGGAAGGCTGCTAGACCTGGAGGAACTACACCTTTAGGTGGGCCAGGAGGGGGAGGAAGTTGGGTTATTGGCTTCTTTGGTGGCTTTAACAGCGATTGCTTCTTTTCCTCAATAGGAACGAAGTCATAACCTGTTCCATCAATGTTTACCTCCATGGCTTCCACGCATTGGCCAAGGACATTATTAGTATTTACTAGATTCTTGAGGGCTTTAGGCTCAAACGGAGGTTGGATAAAGATGTTTGACTGATTCTGCGTTGTGTAATACAGGTTGGCAAACTCATCTTCCAACTCAATAGCTGATTGAGCCATCACCAGCCAAGTATCGTTACCTATAGTCTTCTGTACATAGGAAACAGTGGATTTGGTTGGTTTGACTGGAGAGGATTTTGCCTTAGGACTAGTGATTATGCTTAATGACATACTGTTTCTCCTGTGGTATTCCTCACAGTGTATCAGAAATTATTCTCCTAGCCAAATTATGACTGCAATTGATTGCAATCAAGAGTGAGCACCTTTCCACTCGGTTAAACTCCCCATATTCGGGCCAAATTTAGCGTCTGCAAGGAATTTCAATTCAGGCTCCCAACCTACCTTATTGAATGGTAGGTTCTCCATAACCCCTAATGCTTTAGGCACCCATAGTGCTACCTTGTCTTCAAGCACATAGGAATAGGCTGCATCGTGGCACGCTCCAAAACAAGGTGCTTCTGCACTTATTCCATTATGATTCTCCTCTGATATAGTCCATAGCAATAAATCAGATAAACATCCCTGCGTTGGAGCATTTATGCTTTGACGCTCAGCCTGGCTCTGTATCTGCTTGTTAGGACTGTTAATTAGTGGCAGATGCCTGATTCTTCCTAATGGTGAACGAACATACCCATATTTGTGAGCGTGCAACTTAGTTGCTTCATTGTATGTTATCAGACCTGGGTAGCGTTGGAAGAAGCCATCACAGAATGTGACTGACTTATCCATCGTGAAATCTTTAACCCCATAGTTCTCAACAGCATATACGAAGAAGCCACCTGCCGACATGCCATACAGGAGTCCGAAGTTACCAGCCTTTCCCAACTGCCTAATGGCATCAAATAGTGCCTTGTTGGTTTTCTTCAGTTCCATCATGGCTTCATAATTGTACCCACTGAATTCTCCACTAGTGAGGGCGTGTAAATCCATACCCATCTTGTATGCTTTGATCATGTTTGGCTCATGTGCTATGCAGGCATGAACTCGTAACTCCCCTTGATTGTAATCACGCTCAACTACCACATGACCAGAAGGTGCGATGTAACAATACCTCAATCTTTTAGCCCATTTTGTGTGTTTCGGAAGGGTTTGCCAGGCAGGATCACGGGCACTGAGCCGACCACTATTAGTTCCTCCGTCACCCTCATCTTTGTTACCTGCGAAGAACCAATAGGTAGGGTGCAGCCTCCCGTCTGATCGTATATGCTTCTGAAAGCCACGGACAAACGTGCTGAGTGTTTTGCTTGCACTACTATAGTCTCCAAGCAGCGCGATAAATTCACTTGCCTCAGGAACATCCTTAAACTGAAGTAGATGATCTATGGCTGTGCTTGGTAGCTTTGGCCCAGTTCCATCCTTACCTCCTGCTGTTAATTCTAGTGGCTTTAGGTTGAGTCCCATTGGGCTGAACATGAAATCACACAGCATACTGGCCTTGGTTAAGTTCATGCCACCATTCTTATCCTCGTCTGCGTGCTTAGCCCAGATTCTTCCACCAAGAATATTACGAGCTTTCCATACCAGACCAGCTATTTCTTTGTCCAAGTCAACTTCTAGCTCAGCAAAAGCCTTGGGGTCAACACAACACCCACCACGTTCAACTATTTCAAAAGCTCTTGCTGCCGGATGTAAGATGTTCACATAAAAAGATGTTAGCTGCTTGTCTTTCAGTAGCTGGCCTTTCATCTGCCTAGCCACTCTTAACGTGGCATCAGCATCTCCTGCTGCATATGGCAGAAGTTTATCTCTTGGTACTAAATCCATACGGGCCTTATCTACCGTCTTATCCACTAAATCTGAGTATCCTCCAAGTGGAGCGGCATATAATTTACAATGAACATCCAATGCATTGCTACGATTTTCATCAAGAAGTGACCCAACCAAAGTCGTATCGAACACGAAGTTCGTACACTCCACCATAGCCCGTACCCACAACCAGGTCAGATCATATTTTAGGTTAGCCCCGCGCAGACGTATCTTTGTATTAGTGAGTATCCAAATAAGGTCTTCAACAAACTCCAATGTCATGAACCAGTTTTGTTCTTCCTTAGCATTGTTAAAATACACAACCTGTGCAGTGCCTTCCTCTGCTGATACTTGGATGGAAACAATGTATGCTCCTGGGTGTTTATCTTTTGGTAAGAGCCACGGGTCTAGCCCTACAGTCTCCAGATCAAGGGCCACATCAACCATGCGAAGTGGGAATTCTTCCCAGACAGCCTCTATCATTCCTCTGAAACTGTGTAAGTCAGGGACGTACTCGTAGTTACCATACACGGGGGATAGGCTTCCGGTAGTCTCCAACCTTATAGCTGATGTGAGATCACATTGAAGCTGGATATACCTACCATAATCCATATCCTGCACACCTGGATCATAGGATACAAGGGCATTGACCTTACCTACAAAAGGTATGGTCATGAGGTGCGGGACTCCACGTAGGCTAGTGGCTGTTCTATTCTTTGGTATTACCAGGTTGCTGGCGAGCATGGCAATAGGTTCTTGGCCAAGCGCAAACAAGGTAGTCATGCCAGGGATTTTAGGCAAGACAGTGACATCAGAAACAACAACTACTGGTAAATCAGGGAACTCATGTAAAACTACAGCAAAAGCAGCCCGGACATAAGCCTCAGGCTTGGTACTCCAAATTACCAGGGACATCACACTCCTCCCATTTCTCTTTTCCTGGGGCAGGGTTGTATGATAACACTGCCTTAGTCAGAGGCTTGATCTTTTTCAAGGTAGCCTTGATAGAACCCATGCCGAACTTGGCTACATCCTTTGATTTCAATTGCAAAGTGCCACCGTCGAACAGGTGTCCTGCTGCTGTACCATCAGCATGAACTATCAGATACATCCAGACATCACCCTTCAGGCGGCACACCATGCCCACCTCTTGGGTATTCAATTCATCTGAGCAGGCCAGAGTATCCACATGAATTTTCCAAAACCCCAGCTTTAGTTCATGTGTTCTGGCCCCGCGAATGAGATGATCTTCCACCTCATGCAGGGGCATACCTAAGGTGTCAGCGGCTAGGTAAAGTAATTGAGTGGGCATTAGTACTCCCCTCTACGAACTGCATCCTGCCATGGTCGTTGGTTTACTGCAATTGATTGCACTGAATCGAACTCCTCTATGTCTTCAGTAGTATGACCTATAATCACAGTGCCAATTTCTTTGGAAAGCATACAAGCAACAATATTCTCTGCGGCCTCTTTACTATCAGCTACCACAGCTATAGCAACAAACACATTGAAATTCATCTATAGTTCCTCAAAGATATATTCGTTTTTGCGGCGCTCGATACTCACTTCAGCCACTCTCAAGGAGAACCAGTAGATAGTGAAACACCACAGTCTATCACTGATACTAGTGAGTATGGCTTGACACCTCTCTGGTGAAAGCCTTGGTGCGAAACTCTGCATACCAATTTTTACTTCCTTGCCTATCTTGGCTTCAGCCAGGGTCATAGTAAGCAGTTGCCCCTCCTTGGAGTTAGCGTCCATTGATTAATACCTGTTCATCAGGCTCAAACTCATCACCTGTTACTCCATCACCTTCACCAGAAACCATTACAGCTTCTTTTTTATTGACCTTCTTGAAGGTCTCCTGGGAGATGGGGTCATAGAATAAGCACCCCACCTTTACCTCCTTAAATTCCACTCTGAAGTGCCTCCCCTGCTTTGATCACATCATCAAATTGAACACCCATGCCGTAGATTGCGGCACCTAGCACCCGTTGTACCGGTATGTTACCGGCTTCGAAGTGAGTAGAACCATAGTTCCCATGCCACTGCAACAGACCCTTGATTGCATCCATTTCTTTTTCAGTAACTCCATCCTTACATTCCACACGGAGGCTGATGGATGATCCTTTGACTCTGGCGGCCAGCTTCACACGGGGATTAACCGCCACGGCGATGTACACACTCCCATTGCTAGTGCCGCGCACTTTCTGGCCTACAACTTCAGCATCACACAGAGGGATCACTCCAGCTTTAATTTTCCCATCTGAAAGAATCTTGGCTTTTGGAGGCACTGGCACAGGATCAGGTATTGGGGCCACAGTCTTAGCGTCAGCCAGCTTTTTCTTCAGCAACTCTCCCAAGCTCACTTCTATTTCTGAAGCCTCTTTCTTAATATCTTCAGCTTTTTCAAAGAATTCTGCTGCTGTCTTAATAGGGGCCTCATGAATAGTAGGCTCTTGAGGCTTGGTGACTTCCGGCAACACCACCTGGTACAGCTTGCTCACAAACTCGTTGACCATGTTGCAAGCCAACTCAGATTGAGCAGAAGCGGTAGTTTTTAACAAGGTAGTAACCACTACCGGCAGATTAACCTGCCAGCCTTTTACTCCCTTCTCGGCCTTGATTGTGTAGAGTTCAGTTGTGAACTTTACTCCATCAGCCAGAAGATGCCCATACATCATGAAACCTTCTGGGGATAATACTTTGTGAAAGAATTCGTCTTTACCCAACATGGTGATACTCATTGGCATAGTCACTCCATTGACGTTTGAACTCATAAGTCAATTTACCGCAATTCCGGAGATCTGTCAAGCACTTTCGCATCTATTTTACCAAATTGATCGCAGGCTGGTTACGTTTGAGAACGACCTCTTGGCCCCAGAAAAACTGGTCTTTGCTTTGCTGCTTTTATAGATTTGGGTTTGGCCTTCCTTTTGATGAGGTTGGGACACCCACTGGCTGCCCTTCATGGCCGAACCCCAATCTTTCACGAATCCAAGGCCACCGTGCTCTTTGTACCCAACTGCCTTGGAGCACCCGAAGTGCTTCATCAGGAAACTCACTTGACTAGCCGACTCCACTGCATGATCGCAGTAGTTCTTCCGTACATACTGGATGGCTCCTTCTCCACCCATCATATTGGCTACCACCGCCGCCAACACTGTACCAGTTCTTCCATGCCCACCTATACAACCGATGTGGATTTTCTTTTCAGACTGCAATTGATTGCAAATCCAGGCTACCATCAGCTTGAAATTCGCCGAATCACTTGGCGGAGACATATCAGTAATAGGATATAGTATGTCTATTTCCGTAGTAACTTCCTTGTCCTGCCATGGGTACTGCTTGGTATGGTACTCCATACTGTATCTGTCCAGCCCTATATAGATGTCGCATTTGTGTATCGGACTTCCGCAGGCACCACCGTATATTTCGTAGGTTTTGTCCCCAACGACTATCTTCAGTGCCGGATGTGAATGCGCGCATTTCTTATCCTGGGCAGTCCAATTTGTAGGGCTAAGGTCGTCTGGTCGTCCTTTATCGGCCTTTTCCTTCATAAACATGTCATGGAAGAACTGGTCTTCCTGACTCAATTCATACTGCTTCTTGCTCATGACATTCCACCCTCAGGCAACATTGCAAAAATTTGAGTTTCATTGAAAGGCCCGGCCAACACTTCAAGTTGGTCATCATTAACCCCCTCCTCGAAACACTCGTCACTACCAATAACTGAAAATGGGAAGTACACATCCTCTTGATCTTTGGCAGACCACGTAAACTCACCATCTCCGCCTCTGATCCTAACCCAATAAATTGAGTGTTCATGCTTTCACCCTTTCGAAGACCTGCACGGACTGACCAGGGAATACATCCCATTCTCCGATGTTCTTGGCTTTCTGGCCAAGGAACTTGGGGAATTCAACTTCCTTCGGATGCTTTTTCTGTTGATTAGCTTGCTGCGGGCCATAATGTCCAACGGCACCAAGGGCTGTGACTTTGAACCAGTCAACGTAAGTTCCAAATGCTCCAGGCACAGCAGCTTTCACTTCCTTGATCACATTCACCACTGAAGGATTGTACTCGAAGCCAACCTCACCTTTCTCCAGCATCAATTCAGGTATTTGGCCACTACGCTGAACATCCAGTATCATGATAAAGTACTTACCATTGTAATTCTGGTACAACATCCCTTTGTTGAACATCGGGCCATTGTTGTGCGCCAAGGTGTAGGCAGTGTCCACCATCATTTCTATAGTTGTTTTGCCCTCCAACACTGAAAGTAGAGTCTTGGCTATCATGCCCCATGCTTTACCACCATACCCACCACTCCATTGTCCAAAGTCATAAATGTGGGCCAACCCCCCCACCAGCTTTATCAGCGTGGTATCAGGGGGATTGTTCATATAATTATTGACCGACGCAGTCTCAGTAGATGAGCGATTCAAGTTCAGGAAGTCCAACACCGGCTGGCCAAATTTGGTGGCCACGGCTTTTGAAAGACTAATTGATGGTGAGTGCCAATGACGAGCCTCCCGCACTATTACACAAATGATGTAATGGGTAAGTCGCTCTGCTTGCTCTACCAGTTCTATCTGGTAGTTGGTCATCACGTTTTCTGCCCAAGATGGGAGAACCTCATTCATCGTGAACATCTTCCTTACCAAGGCAGCGCAATGATTGAGGGCATAGAAATTCACAGCCTCACAATCAGGCAATGGTGATGGTTTTGTTTTAGTGTCACCACGGTATTTCCTGGTAGCTAACGCTAAGGTAGAACAGGGCACTTCAGCGAGGTTATGCAACGCATATTGCGGTGCTGCCTGGAAGTACGCCCTAGTATTCTTAGGAAGGTATTTCACTAACACTCCATTGTATTGAAATAACCATAAGACAGTTTCCCACAATCAGGCCCGTCTGTCAAGCACTTTCGCAACTATTTCCAATCATCATTGTGATTGATAGTGGAAGTTATGTTCTTTGGGCGCATGAACGACAGGCACTTGCTCAGGCTGATACTCAGAAGCACCTGGCGTGGCACTTGATAGTGGGTGACGAAAGCATACTGTTCTTTGGTTTCCACCGCGTGTTCATAGTAATGCTTTCTGACATATTCAACTGGGTTCTTTACCCCAAAAGCTTTGGCCAACACAGCTAAGAACAATCCAGTTCTTCCTTTACCCCCCATGCAGCCAACGTAGACCTGCTGCCCCGACAATACCGCTTGCACGGTCAACTTTACTCCATTGTCAAGGGCAGAGGTCTTCGGCACACCAAAGTCCCTAGTAGGCACACTCACTTGATTGGGCGCACGTATTTCTTCCGCCATCTTCACGCCAAACATATAGCGCGGGCAGTCGTAGTACGGGCCACCAGTAACGACAGCATAGCGCCCAAACCAAAGAGGCATTTTTAGTGTACCTAGTCCTACTTTCACTGGTCTTTCTCCACGCCCAGGACTGCTTTCATCGGAATGACTTGTTCGTTGCCATCAGCAAACCAGGCGCTGCCGGTCTTAAGATTAACAACGTAGGTATCTCGCCATGGTTCACTGCGAGTTCTTTCAATGGCTTTTCGTGTAACATCACATGCTACTGCCCGCATTATGATGTCTCCTTGACATCCAATACTAAAAGATTTAGATTATGTGCATCCAACCCCTGTACGCATAACAACTTCACCAACCTCAGTTAATCTTAGAAGTTTTGTTCTCGGCGGGATATTACCAAACACAATCTTCATCTTCCACTCCTTTGGTTAGCACTGCAATTGATTGCACTTCATAGAGGAGTTTCCCACAATTCACCCGATCTGTCAAGCACTTTCTTCACTATTTACCTTGGTGGGCCGTGGTGGTTACGATCCACCCCTCTCGCCTTATGAGGACGAAACTCTCACCAGTGAGTTACCGGCCCATTTAATCTGGTAGCCAGTGAAGGAATCGAACCTTCGACACAGAGCTTAGAAGGCTCTTGCTCTACCAACTGAGCTACACTGCCTTGGTGCCGCGACCGGCCGGGGAAACGCTTATAATCGGCAGGTTCCAAATGGAGTTCCAGTAAATGAATCAGATTCACCGACTGTTCGACCATCAATCGAACATGAGCATCAGATATTCTGCCACCCCGTAACCACCAGGAACACGCACCTTTATGTAATGTCCAGATGCAAATTCCCTGGCGGCATAGAAACGCCCATCTTCCTTGTAGAACGAGTCAATTGGATTGCACAAGCCGGTGGAAATAAGTACCACATTCTGGTAATCGTGCTTGGGCTTTACATAAGCTATGGTCAATCCACCATTTGAGCACAGTTTACCAAAAATATCATATCCACGCAGATGGACATACTGAAGACCATGAGCTTTTGCCCACCCTTCCTCCAGATACTTCCTCTCTATTTTTTGGCTATGCTTGACCGCAGCCTCCATTGCTGCGGCTATTTTCTTAGGGTGGTTCACCTCAGTAGGGAAAGACCACTCTGCTACTGCTGTACTTTTCATACTTCCTCCGTGCGTTGAACATCACAAAATGCTGTTTAGTTACCATTACGCAAATACTTCTCATGCCTAACTGCAATTGCTTCTTCATCGACTTCTCCATTGAGAGTCTGATTTCGGTCGTGTCTGGGTGGTTGGATTCGAACCAACGACCTTCCGGTTCCAGGCCGGAAACGCTGACCAGGCTGCGCTACACCCAGTAATACTTGGCAGGCCGGTAAGGTTACGATCCTCAGTCCTCGGTTTTGGAGACCGATGCTCTACCATTGAGCTACCAACCCGTAATTCTACTGCTAATACTGGAGCGGGTGATAGGTGTCGAACCTACTTTCCTGGCTTGGAAGGCCATTACATTCCACAATGACACCCGCTTAATACTTGGTGGCTCCGATTGGTACCGTCCAATCTCTCGACCTTTTCAAAGTCGCGCTAATCATGTCTCAGCTACAGAGCCGTGTTCCTGGGGTGGCTGTTGGGAATTGAACCCAAACTGTCGGGTTCACAGCCCAACCTGCGCTCCAGCACATTGCAGTCACCATCGTTCATGGTGGAGGATAAAAGAGTCGAACTCTCAACCTTTCGGATGGCGACAGATTTCAAGTCTGTTTGTCCCCTCTGACGCTATCCTCCATATTTCTTTCCAAATTTAGAATATTGATTCACTCCATTAAAAATTGAGCTACACTTTCCTTATCTTATGTTCCCGGCACCCACATAGGCACCGGGTTTGCTGGACTACCAGTAGCTTATCGTAAGGGCAACTTGGCACTACCACCCATATCATCTACTACCTACCAACATAATACTTGGCGGAAAGTACACGGATCGAACGTGTGCGGCCATATTATGTGCCGACTACGGTTTAGCAAACCGCTACCTTACCACTCGGTCAACTTTCCATCATCAGAAATACAAAGCAACCTTACTAAAGGCTTCAGGGTGGCACCAGTGGTGGGCTTTGAATCCCGCATTACCGGTGTGAGCCTATATTTGTACTTCTGATGATGTCCTCTTTCGAGGCATCACCACCCATCTTTGGTTACAAGGTTCTGGGAACCCCGTCCGTCTTACGCCGCGAGACGCAGTGCCGGAAAATACTCGCTATCGTTGGCGGGTATTGGTGATCGGGATACGCCCTTGTCGTGTTGTCCTCACTGCCGTCGATGCACAATCGAAATCGGGACAGGCCCATCAGATGTACATTGACCTTGCCATGCTTACCTGACCTCTAGGATGTTCGTCCTGTGTACACAGGCTTACTAATCTCCCTTTGGACTTGTTGGGTAACCCTTCAGCCAATCAATGCACATCTGGTGGACCTGGGCGGAGTCAAACCGCCTTCTTGCACACCTATCTCAGCAACTCCAGCCTTCGAACGACGAAATAAGAAGGCTTACAACAATATCTTGGAAGTAAGAGTCGGATTCGAACCGACGACTTTACGGATTTGCAGTCCGTTGCATTTGGCCACTCTGCCATCTTACTATAAATCTGGTAGCGGGAGATGGATTCGAACCATCGACCTCCAGGTTATGAGCCTGGCGCTCTACCATGCTGCGCTATCCCGCTATAATTACTTTGCTTTCTTTGCCACCCTTTTCGCGTGGCGTTTTGCAAGTTCTTTACTTGGGCTTGGTCTTAGCCTGGCCCTTCTTAATCTTTACTTTCTGCATCTTTTTATCACGCTTCTTAGCTCCACGCCCGATCTTGTCACGCTTCTGGCGGGCAGTCCATGGGTATTCCAGTTTCTCTTTGTCCTGCGTGCTCTTATAGCTCACGTTATACCACTCCTTGGTAATTACTGCAATTGATTGCACGGTTACTTACACACACTCCATTGGTCATCTAGGGTGATTTTCCCACAAGTCTGGTGATCTGTCAAGCCCTAAATGTACCTAATTATGTGTCCCCACCACCCGCAATCTTTACACCCGAATCCATCACATTTATCGCAGTCTTCGTGCTGGACTCCATTACCTTTGTCCTTTCCTACCACGGTCTTTTCAACTGGTCTCATGCTTACCACAGCACCATCATGGACGTTGAATATCCAGGTATGGAATTTCCTGTTGCCACCTTCCTGACTGGTAATAGCTGCTCTCTGCACCATCTGCTCAAGCTCGTCCTTGCTGATGCCATAGTGCTGCATCACCTCCAGGACTCTTGGCCCGATGTTCATAGGTTGTCATCCTGCGCGATGTTATCCATGATAATTCCAAGTTCTTCACCTGTCCCTACCACAATTAACGGGTCGTCAGGAAGGATACAAGCCAGGATAACGCAGAACTCCAAACTGTAGAAACGTGCGTCCATTATTGTCTTATTCTGTTTATTTTTATAGAAAAGGGGGCTTCAAACGCAAGGCGACTACTGTTTGTTCCACTACTGCGGTGATTCAGTCCAAGCTGGACGAACACCTCAGGGATAATCTGCGTGCGCTCGGAGTCCGTGATCATGAATTTCTTGCCGCCATCCACTGATAGAGTGACCGCCACATCCTGAACGATCTCCTCTACCTTGACCATGGACTGGCCAACTCTAATCCTACTGCCTCTCGTAACTCCTATGCTAAGAGCCAAGATATTCTCCATAAACAGGTTGAAAATACTTAGCTTCAGCAGCAAGCCTAGCCGCAACAGCACCCTCAAACTCAGAAAAGGTTCCAAGGTTTCTTTTCACTTTATTGGCTTTAATCTGTACTTTCCACTTCTTTTCAAGAGCGTTCCAATACACCCCTGTCTGTCCTGATTTGTTGGTTACCGCTAATGATCGATTCTGGCAATTGATTGCATGTGGGACATCCCGAAGATTATCCCACTTATTATTTAATGGTTTTCTATCTTTGTGATCAACATCACCTACAGGCCACTGCCCTACCATATACAACCAAATTAATCGGCTCGCATAATAACTTACTTGATCAATCATAATCATAAGCCTGCCGTTGCCATCTACAGAACCAGCAATGTCTCCTACTTTTACATTTGCTCTAGGTGAAACAAGCCAAGTCATAACCCCAGTTATGGGATCATATGTTATTAGTTCTTTAAGTCTTTCTTTAGTAAGAGCGATGATAAACCCCTACTAGGTCATACTTGGTTAGCTCTCTCAGCTTGTCTTGTGTAAGCGCCATTTTCACTCCTTGCACACTCTATGTTCAGCAACTTCAATGAGGCTGCCGTCAATCTCCAAGTGGAGCCTCCAAGCATCCCGCGTCTGACTACCACGGTTTCAACCAATCCTTTTGAGCGTAATATCGTAAGGTAGGAACTCACATCAGACACATTACGATATACTCCCAAATCCTGCATTCTTTCTGTTGCCTCTGCACTGGAAGGCTCATCCAGTATTGAAACCACCATTAAAGTCTTATGTAGATTTGACTTCGGTTTCGGCAACTTCACATCTATACCTGACTCCACAGTAGCTGTCTGTATGGTACCCAACATAGTGAAGACTACTTTGTAATACCCACACATACAGCGAAGCACCAAATCAGGCCCACTCTTTATATAATGGGCACTTTCACTAGCACACTTCGGGCACTCCGTTCGCAAGGTAGGACTCCTACTTTATCCTACCAATTGTACTCGAAAATGTAACTACCTACAACTTACTCTATCTGCATTGCCTGCTCAATTGAGAGGACAGATTTGACTCCAGGCATGTACCCTCCAACTGACATTAACTCCAACCCTTCAGCCTTTTTCCACTCAAGCACTTTCTTAGTGGCCGCATCCAGGTCTTCCCCGCCAACCACCACACTACCTTTAGCAAGAATCAGACTCTTGATGTCGTCCATAGTTCCGATCATTGGCATGGTTGTTTTGATCCCATTGCTCACCATTACCTTGATGTGGACTTCCCACCCAGAGGGGGCTACGGACTGCAATTGATTGCAGACAGCATCCACTATAGATTGCTCTAATGTAGTTGACCCGTACATCCGGTTGAAGGACTGGCTGGCTTCCGGCAAGTTCTCCTTGCGGAAGTCCACGTACAGCATCTCGCACATACCAGCCGCTTTCATCACCAGCAATTGTGCTCTGGCTATGTTTGTTTCATTGCTCAAATCAAGCATCATTTCCTTGCACTGAGTGGTAGGATCAGTAACCACCGGAATGATTCCAAGGGCAGCAATCACCATGGCCTTGAACTCAGCAAGGTCTCCATTCTGGCTGCCATTAGTAACAGGAACTTCCATGAACCACACTCGTCCTGTCTCACCGCAGATGCTAACCTTCTCCCATGCATAATTGGCTAATTCACTAAGGCCAACGCCCAAACCCACTACACATGGCTTGTTCATCCCCCGCGCAACAACAGCAGCGTGGCTGGTTGTTCCACCGGTCATAGTCAGTATTCCAACCGCTGCATCCATTCCTGCGATGTCTTCCGGCGTGGTTTCTTGGGTAATGAGGATACACGGAACCTTGCTGGCTACCGCATCTGCCGTGCTGAACACTGGCACCCCAGTAACTACTCCACTGCACGCTCCTATTCCAGTAAAGGCAGGTACATTCTTGAATTTCGGGCTAATCACATTCATTTGCACCAAATCCATATCTCTGGCAGTCACGCGACCTACGGCCACATTTGCTGAAATCAAGCCCTCTTTCACCATGTCCAGGGCAATCCTGATGGCTGCTTTGGCACTCCGCTTGGCATTCCTAGTTTGCAGAATGAACAGCTTGCCATCCTGGATCGTAAATTCCACGTCTTGAACATCCTGCTTGGATTTCTCCAGTTTCTCCACAACTGAAGCAAGTTCGTCAGACACCAGCTTGTTCCACTCAGCCAGCTTGTGCAACGGCATCGGAGTCCTGATCCCAGCAACCACGTCCTCACCTTGAGCGTTTATCAAGAATTCCCCTGTGATAGCATTGGCACCACTATCAGGATTGCGTGTAAAAAGAACTCCCGTACCTGATTGATCATTAAGATTGCCGAACACCATGGCTTGTATTACCACGGCTGTACCCCATGTTTCAGGAATATTGTGCATCTTGCGGTAATACTTTGCGCGCTCGTTGTTCCAGCTTTTTAGCACGGCTTCTATGGCTCCGATGATCTGGTACTTCACGAATGGGAACACCTCACCAGACCGGCGCTGATAGAGTTCGAACGCAGCAGCAGGAGTGCATTGCTCCAATTCCTTCCTGTCGATTCCTTTCACCACTGAACCATACATGGTAACCAACCGGTGCAGGCTGTTCTCGTAGCACTCTTTGCCAAGCTTGCTCATCCAGAAGTCCTGGGTTGTAATATCAAGCCCAACATTCAAGATCGTGTCTAACATTCCGGGGCAGCTTACACGCGCACCAGACCTAATAGATACTAAAGGGATATACCCAATTTGCTTCTTGAAATTAGTAAGTATTGAGTTAATCTCCTGAGATATAGCCTTCATAGTTGTTTTTGGTGCTTTGCTGTACTCCTTCCACACAGTAGTAGGTAAAACTACGAAGGGAGGAACATTAACACCGGCATTAATCATTTGCACCAGCCCTGCTCCTTTACCACCAAGGAGTATGCGAAGGTCTTCATCAGAAAGGTTCTGAATCTCTTGTGAGTCTTTAGTCAGGAACATGCTTTCCACTCCATTGGACTATCAATACTGGATTTTCCCACAATTCCGAGAGTCTGTCAAGCACTTTCGAAACTATTTTGCTGGGCTATTCTCCTGCAAGTGCTGCAAGAAAAAACGATTATATCCTGCATATTTATGCAGTAAATAGAAATACAGGGTAACAAATCTCTTTCCATGTATGCACGGCCCTAAAGCATGAGTAAGCTCATGCAACAACACCATGATACTTCTCTGGCGTCTTGATAGCACAATCTTGGTGAAGCCCTCACAGTAACTGTACCACCCCCTAGAATATTTAATGCCTTTACTTGCCAAAATTGTGGGCATTGTCCTTCCACCTGGAGCTTCGTTAGCCCACACCTCTTGCGCTAAAGTTCTAAGATAACCAATCTTTCTGTCTTTCACAGCTTCACGGTTGAGATTCAATATCTTCCACTCCACGCGATATAACCACCTGGTCTCCCTAGCTACCCTTGCTTTTGTGCTTATCTTGGCCATGGCAATTGATTGCAGTCACCCGCTTATAGGGATCATGCCCTCATGAATGTCGAAGCTACCATCTTCTACCTTGTCTAGGAAATCACAGGTAGGTACTGTTCCACTGATAATAAGCAGGTGTCCTGGCCCGAACTTGTCTACCTGCACGAAGTCATCAGCCAAGGTCAACATCAGCCTCTCACCTTCTTGGTTTTCAAGGTCATGCCACACCCGTATGACATCCACTTCCTTCCATGGCCCATTGTCACCAATTTGGATTTTCATAAGTCCACCGGCAGACGCTCACCTAGATATACTGGAAATCTAGGTACTTTATCATACCCAATAGCGAAGTACTTGTACTTGATGATCTTGGCTTCCTGATGCTGGTAGTATACCACTTTCTGGCCAGCGAACACACCATCGTACTGTATGTAGCCTCTTTCTGACCAATACTTTTTACGAGTTTTGTGGTCAAACCCTGTTCCAACCGAGAATTCTACTCCAGTTGTCAGGTCTCTCAGCAGCAGCGCCCCCATCATTCCACCTGGTTTCAATCCCTCTTTATGACTGGAATGGAAGGTATTACCTAGCTCGTTTGTTTGCGCCGCATTGTCATTAACCATTAGCTCGATCATTCCGACCAGTTCGGCTTCTGAATCGGTGAATCTCTTTAATTTAAGCATCACCCAATTCTTGCCCAGACCAGACCTACCATTCAGGTACTTGGCTTGTGGATTCCTAATGATCAGACCTTCATACCCTTGTTCAAGGCACTGGTCTTCATAAGCCAGTAATTGTTCAAGATTCTCTATCCAACGCTGTTCAAGCAAGACTACCCTGCTTTTCAAGTGTTCTGGCAAGGATTCCACACGCTGGGATAGAATTTTCCACCTATCTATGAAAGCGCCTTCCGTGCTGTGCAGATCAAACACGTAGAACACTGCGCCAGGATTGTTGATTGTGGTGCGGAGGCCACTAGTGCTCTTGATGAATACATCCTTGGCTGTAGGGCTGCCCACCACCAGTTCCCCATCAAACCCCAGGAACTCAGGAATGCTGAAGGTGTCAACAGTAGCTACGTTGGTGAAGGGCTTCATGCTCCTACTGCGAAGCCCTTCAATATGAATTAACCCGCGCAAACCATCTAACTTTGGGCTGGCAATACAAGGATAAAGTACATCCTCATTCTTTGCTGTTATTGCTAGGGTCGGACTGAACATGTTCCACTCCTTGGACTGATACTGGACTTTACCGCAATTCGGGCAGTCTGTCAAGACCACCCGAACTATTTATTTCAAACCTTCGCCATACGCTGGCTAATATTAGAAGCATTGGCTCTAACTCCCATGCGACCATTCTGAAGATCAGATAACATTACACTAGAGGTGTGATCCCCATGATCCTTTGTATACGTATGGTAGTCCACCGCAGAGTACTTAGGATCACTACGAACATGCGAGTACCCAGCAGCCATAAAGTCTTTATGCACCGCATCAAATTTATCTTTAGGGAAAGAACCACTAAATTTGGCTGCTTGTTTCTCAGTATTAGCAGTTCCTTGTGATGCCTTAACATCCCCTGTTTTACCATGCTTGTCAATAATATCCTTGGCGGTTCCTAAACCTGACAAGGACTTGGTTCCACTACGCTCATATACCCCCGACCCAGGGCCACCCTTCTGGGCCAAGGCAAATTCACGTTTGCTAATCAATATACCAGTTTCAATCATGATCGCTCCTTTAGACTAATTTTCTGAGGTGTGCTACTGGAAGAATTTCTCTCCGGCTAAACATATGGTTAGAGCTAGGATAGAAATGAACAGGCACGTTAGGGCTAGTCTTGTGTTCCCCATAAGGGTCGTAAACCCTACCCACACGCCCAACAAGAGCAGTCTCAGTACCATGGTAAGCAATATGATCACCATGACTATGAGGAACACTGTACTTACCAAGTACGTTCCTAATGTCAGTCTTGGTAGTGGAGGCAAGCTCATCGTTTATTCTTCCTATATCCATAGGTGTTGACTGCGTTGCCCGGCGCTTACGCTTTGACAACAGTTTACCATCTTCCAACATTATTTATTCTTTACAACAGTGTTTACACTATGACGCCCACCCCCTCCAGAAGACACTGCCACTTCTGCTGTATGGCCATTAGGGTGAGTGAATTCCGTTACATGCATTCCACCATCACTAATCTTATAGCTTTTCCCCTCCTTGTATCCACTATTAGCTAGCTCAGCTTTTGCTTTCTCACCAGCAGCATTAGCAGAGGCTCTATTCGAATGACTAGACTCCACATAATGTGTGTCTCCATCAGAGACCTTTTTGCCCCCAGTTGCGCTTGCTACAGCATCGGCGTGGGAGCTTGCCCCTTCTCCACTCCAAGCGCGAGTATGCCCTAATTGTTCAGCGGAAACTCCTTTGTGCTGTCCTTGGGCATGTGATTGAGCTAAAAAGTCTTTTCTGTTCTCTGGAGTATCTTTAGCACCAGATGGACCTCTCCACTCATGATAATCTTTTGCTGCGTTAGCGCGTGCCCCATGAGAACGCTCATACACACCACTCCCTGGGCCTCCTTTCTGCACTGTATCATCAAATTTGAGTGTTTTGCCTGTACGGCCATCGAAATAATGCATGTGGGTTTCCAGAGAATTTATGAATGAAGCTTGATATTAACACTAGCTTGCCTCTACTGCAATTGATTGCAGTTGTCGTCTAATACAAGTTATCTTGTCTTGCTCCACCATTTGAATTATTCTTGTGGTTAGATTAATCTCAGCTTTCAAGTATCCCATCTTTATCAGGAGAGCATTTAGCTCTTTATTATAGTACTCTAATTCATACTTCTTGCGGGCCTTCCAATCACGCAGGTCGTCCAGCATTACGATTTGGCTGCACATGCCTCATTTTAGATGGTGCTATTCTACCTTTCAAGTACCACTTTATGAGTCTCTTTGGGAAACACCATATACAGGTAATATGCTCACATCGAGCTTTATCTGTTGTATGCCGTGTACTATTATCAGCGTGCAGACCCTTCTCATAGTCTGGGTACTCCTGTACGAACTCCTCAAGTTCTGGATTGTACATCTCACGCGGCATCAGGCGCTCCTTGGTTTGTAGAATACATGCTGGGCGATGATGACTACCTTCTGCATTCGGGTCGCCCAAACTGGATGTAGCCGTCGTTCATGGTAGTGGGTAGCCCCGTGGGTAGGGTCTGGCGATAGCCTTGCCATGGCCATCCTAGCGATTCTCCTGGCTTTTATCCAAGCATCTAATTCTACTGGAAAAGAGTCTGCGCGCAACCAGAAGCCATTATCCTTCAAAAAACGGCCTGTTGCCCAGCTAAATTGCTTTGGTTCTACCACAGTATTACACACTGACTTTCCTGACTTCTTAGAACGATTCAACGTCACGTAAGCTACTGCTAGTTGGCCTTCCTCAGGTTGATTCCTGGCCTCAAAATAAACATTGAGAGAAATACATAAGAGTGCTGATGATAAAGGCTCCACCATGCTTCACGCTCCTTTTGAAAGTTTCTCTATCTGTACGTAAATTCCTTTTTCTGCCATGGCCATCATTATAGCCTGAGCCACCTGCCCACTACGATCATGCCCATATGCACATCCTACAGCAATCTTACTGTTGGCGGCAAGCATTTCCACCCCCTGCATTACCAAAGGAGTAAAGAACGGGCTAGACCTAACTGCCAGGCGTTTGGCAACAGCATCCCGCAGGTGGTGTGGGTTTGGAATAACTCTACAATCCAAAGTAGGTAGCCCTGGAGGAACCTTACCCACACTATTATTAAATCCAAACTGGTATATTTTCACTTGTTGCTCCAGGTGAATGTCGTGTTGTCGGCCTTTATGTTGTACGTCTTGGTCAAGTGCCCTTTGAAAACAGCAACTCCCGTGGCGTACTCCTTGGGGTTTTCAGAAAACACCATGACCAACGGCTGGGTGCTCATCTCCACCCCGCAGGGTATGCCCTCTTTCTCAAGTTTCATAGCCAAGGCCGACCAGCCTGCAAGGTTCTCATTGGAGTACATTCCTGGTAAGGTGACTTCAATCACCATAGGCAAGCTGCCCCAATCAATTTGCTCAGTCATCTAGGTCAAGGTCTCCAAAGAACGTGCCATCATCCCCGATCTTGGTGAGTTCTTGCTGGATGCGCTCGATCTTCTCTATTACCACTGAGTCGGCTTCCGTGTGCTTGCCAATAAGCTCCCCACTAGCCTCCCCATCGTTGATCATCCTGCCAAGTTCTTCCAAGTCATCAAACTCCAGTTGTTCCCCACCCTTGGACAAGATAACCACAGCCAGTACTGTTTTACGAATTTTCATGCTGCTACTCCTTAGAATACGAATTTGTATATGGCCATAGCCAAACCTACTCCATATATTGTGAAGGCCACACCCTCTACCAGTACCAACGGCTGGTCATTGACTTGCCAACCTGCTCTACACCAGAAGAACGCCCCACTGGTCATAAAGAACAGGTTGTAAGGGTAGAAATTGAAACTGGTAAGGCCCATTCCCATGAAGTACAGGATTGTGCCTAACCATCTGATTTTGGTATTCATCCAACATTATCGCACCTTAGGAGATTTTAGTCACCATGGTCACTACACGAAACAAGGTGGATGCTCGCTTAGCTCGTTTGTTTGCGCCCCACAAACTGATGAACACTCTCTTGCCCATCATGGTGGGCCAACGTCCTAGCCTCAGGTATTCAACGATGTACATTTGACACTCCTTTGTCTGTTATTGCACTTGATTGCAAGACTTTAACCCAATTCTGGCGATCTGTCAAGCTCTTTAGATGATTATTTCTTGAACAATAATAGCAAGATACCTACTGGTACCAACATCACCAGCCGCAAACAGCCAGATAGCTTGTTCAAGGCTCATGCTTTCTTCCTTATTGGTATGACCTTAGCACTCACTGGATCAGTAGCTTTACCAATCTTCTCCCTGCATAGGAGTATGAGTTTCATAGCCAAGGCACGGTCATATATGCCTTCCTTAAATGGCAGGACATACGGGCGTGGATAATCACCAGCCTTTAGAATGGCGTTCAGTACCTCCGCAGGAACTTCTGCTGCAACGTCAAATGCAAGTTTGTTCTCTAAAGAAAACAACCAATAAAGGACTTTCTTGCGTTCTTCCTCAGTTAGCTGCATTTGATTTATCCGCTAGAGTTTGTATCAACTCCCCTGTCTGGAGGCTGAATTTCTCCGGCATGGTATTCAACATCTTACGCAAGGCCACCAAGGACTTACCTCTATCTGAGGCTAAACGTAGACCCATGGCGGCCAGCTTATCCCCCGATCTGGTAGCCTTCTTCAAGGCAAGAAGACCGGTGTTGTTCTGGCTGATCAACCGGTCTACGTGCTTCTTCCCTTCTTCCAGGATCATGGCACCACTTTCAGACGTTGAAGTTTTGTGGTTAGATTCTCGTCCAGCATACGCTTGTATGGCTCTGGTTTCAAGCCCAATATAGTAAGAAACTTCAGGAATTCCGCCCGGCAAATTTCAAGCGTGAACTTCCGCTGCTCAACCATACTATTTACGGTGGTCACAGCATGTTCGGTCTTGTATGTGGTCTCGATGTACTTTATGTAAGCCCAAGTAAAATCTAGGTGGGCTTTCTGCTCCTCCCAGTTCATAGGGGCTTCGAACAAGCGTAATTCCATCCGGCCACCCCCACCACCTAGCCACCTGGCCATCCGGTTCTTATCATCAGGCAGCCAGTCATGTTTCACATACTTCGGGTTGCCATAGAAGGTCAATGCTGTCCTACCTTCCATTGAAGGTTCACCAAACACCGTTGGGTCAAAAGTAGCATTTTGAGCAGCTTTAACCAGTGAGGGCTTTAATGAAACAAGGTCTCCTGTAAATAAGTCAGATGCAAGTGTATTGTCAGGTTCGTTGAATATCCATAGCAGGTACGGGCGGTTCTGCATGTCCCGTATGCAATTGATTGCAGTCTTTAACGGCAGTGGCCCCACATGAAGATGGCCTCCACCACTGATCATCTTGTCATGGTGAGGTGTCATGCCCAATTGGAGCATCAGACCTGACATACCCTTGTACCACTTTTCGGTTTCTTCATGTGTTGTCAGAATAGGAGAACTGGCTTCCACACAACCACCATCTCGGTCTATCCCGTAGGATTTGATTCTCTTTAGTCCAGCTACTGTTGAGAGTATTCTGCTCAAGCTAGTATAAATTACCCGATCACCTTCATCCTGGACATTCTTGCAAATAGCAAGTGGTGACTGCATTGTTAGTTCAATGCCCAACTTGTATGGCAGCTTGGTTCCTGTTACTAATGGCTCCTCTGTTACCCCACCATGTAACCTCATTGCTGATGCTCGCACAATTCCTCCATGATCTTATAGAAAGGACGGGCGACGGTACTCCGGCCACCCGTTTGCCATGTTGATGGCAGGCCAGGTTACTGGCGTTGAGCGACCTTGCGGGGCGCGGCTTTGATAGTCGTGCGCTTTACAGCTTTCTTGACGGTAGTTTTCTTGCTCTTGCTAACGGACTTTGCCATGGTGATACACTCCTTGCTTGTTTGACGACCCATTTAGGAGGGCCGCCTTCTCCTTTAGTACATTTCTGCAATTGATTGCAGCCTATCAGAACCGAGTTTCCCACAATCAGGCCGATCTGTCAAGTCATTTATCTATCAACATAGAACCTGTTTGTTGTTCATCCCAGCCAAGCATGTCATCAAGCTCGGCTCCATTTCTACTACTGAATTCCCAAGGCCCACAAATTATCCTTCGGCCAACTATACCAGTAACTTTCAATTGCATCTTAACACCACCCATGTTACGAGTGACTATATCACCCACCTTGAGTTCTTTTTAACCACCCATACTTCATGTCATCAAATTGATGACCTAAATCCTCTTTCCTACTCATCTTAGTCTTACCTCCAAATACTCAATCATATACTTAGCATAGGCTACTAAATATGTTTGCCCTTGGAAAGAAAACTCCTGTGCTTCGCTCCTGACAGCCTTGGCATACACCTTCTTGAATTTCTCCAACATAGGTTTATCCCAGGTTACCGTTGTCATCTCCCACTCCAAGCTGGTTGTTCTTTCCCATGTACCCAGTGGTCATCGGTTACCGGAGGGGTGTAGTCACGAAAATCATGGAAACTGTTCTGTGGTAATCCACATGCAGGACAGGTTTTGAACCTTATACCCTTGCATATGCAATCTTTGTTTTCAAGATTCATGCTTTCCTCTTGTATTCTGCAATTCTTTCAAGGAAGCTGTCTTCCCCTGTGTCGCCGGAGAACAGCCACTCTACTTCCCTCATCATAAAAGCTGTCTTTTTGGTTTGATCCAATATTAAGTTTAGCTTGGCCCGAACTTCATCACTGAACTCATACTCCGTCATATGGAGCTTGGCTTCCAGTTCATCTGCGAAAGTCTTGGTCTTCAGATAAGCATAATCAAAACTACCACCACTCATTTCGTTCTCAACATAATAACAACCCACACCAACACAATGGCAATAATCACCCAGGCTTGCCACACCATAGCCACAACAAGCGTGTCTGAATTGTATAGTACCTGCCCGGCGCTAAGAGGCAGATTAAGGATTTTCATGTGAAGTAACCAACTCACTTTGGTCCCAGCTTTTCCAATGCACTGAAGACCTGTTCTTTGGCAAGATGATACAGCCCAGCATGGCCATGACTCAACACCGTGAGTGCCAGCATCTTCTCTGCCAAATACACCTTGGCAAAGTTAGGAGCATACTTGACGATGCTTTCTGTGTTGTTCATCAAGTCGGCCAGTTTGATCGTAGCCGCTGCTGGACTAGATAATGACAAACGAGAGCAATCATTGGCTTTCCTGGCAGCGCGATTGATCCCAGGTTCTACTTTGGAATCAGTTAATTGCATCACCAGATCAAGTACTATAAATCCGAACCGCAATGATATATCCGATGGCTCCATACTGGTGTCTTCCAGCACGTCATGCAGCATGGCGGCAATGATCGTGTCCTCATCGGTAGTTACACTAGCCACTATTTCAGCTACTTCGAACACATGCCGCACATACGGCTCACCAGTATACTTACGTACCTGGATTCCGTGTGCTTGCACGGCAAAGGTAGCGGCCCGCAATATTCTGTTAGTGCTCATTCCCATCCTAAGGGTGTCTGTTCCACCCTGTCAAGTCGGTGACGCCCACCGGCTCAGGCTTAGGCTGCTACGCGCTGTTTGAAGCCCAGTGCTTGCAGGTGCTTGCAAACCTTGGTATGGCCCTTCGAGAATTTCCAGGCCGGGCAGTCGCAACGACCATTAGTTACATCCACGCGGTAGGACTTGTCGAGGTTGCTTGTGCTGGGCATCGTGACGATAGTGTACAGGCTGTTGCCACGAAGAACTACTTGGGCGCTCAGGGTTTTGCTGGTTTCCATTTTGACACTCCTTGTCTGGGTTTAACTTCTGATCTTCAACCTATGACTAGAGTTTCCCACAATCCAGTGAATCTGTCAAGTACTTTCTGAACTATTTCATCATTATTCGCCTACCAAATTAGGCGTTAAGTCCGTTAATGCCTAAATTGGTAGGCGAATACACCTGGTTTCTCCGTTATGACTACAATTTACGGGACTTATATACATAACTCCCTCACGCCATTTCGATGCGGTCGGGGAACCCTACACGCTCACTTACCTCGTTAAATTTCTGTGCCGCAGCGAAACCCAAGTCAACGCCCAGCGCAGCGGCCAGCAGGTCGAGATAGGTGAGCACATCTGCTATCTCGTCAGCTACTTGCTTGTCGGTTGGGCTGAATTTGTTACCGGGAAGGCCGTCTCGTTCACGGTTGCGCATCTTCAACAGCGAGGCCAGTTCGCCAAGCTCGCCAGTAACGGCTGTAAGCCAGTCGGACGGCGACCACGATTCAATCCCTTGTGGATTCCACTTGAGGCAGCGCGCCACGTTGGCAGCGCGAAACTCATCGAACGTCAGTTGCTTGCTCATCGTTGTTCTCCAGTTGTCCCTCTTGGTCAGAGGGAGTTAAGTATGTAATTCCCCAATTTACCGCAATCGGCGCAGTTTGTCAAGTACTTTCTGAACTATTTCGTCATTATTTGCAATAAATTTAACCAACTTTCGTACTCTACGACACCATCTTGTTGCTTGGGAGACAACGGTCTGGCTGTCTCTGCTGGTGAGTGCGGGCCTGTATAAACAGACCCTGGTATGGTGATGCTCATGGTTTCCTCAGTACTTCTTCACGGTGTTTAGCCAGCAAAGCCGGGTATATTGGGGTCTCGCGCCAACCTGGATCAGTTTCTGGTATATCAATCTTGTCAAACACCTGGAACCCACTAAGGCCATTGGAGCGTGCTTGCTTCATCAGCAACTGCACCTCCTCCTCATTCTCCACATGGTACACCGAGTGTAGGAAACCATCAGGTTGGTCGCTGATTTCAAGCTGTTTCACGCTGGCTGCTCCAACATCTTCAAGCATTCGGCCATGGCTTCTGCTACTGTGTCTCCAGAGCCTACAGCGATTTCTTCCCCAGTTTCTTGTATATGAATCTCTGCCTCTACCTTGTTGGTAGTCAGTGGGAAATACCAAGCCTGACCTCAGGCAAAGCAGGTAAACTGATCTTAGAGTTTGGATGTCCATATGTCAACATACTGCACTCCTTTGCTTGACTGCAATTGATTGCCAAGTTTCCCACAATTTGGCGAGTCTGTCAAGGACTTTCGGCAAATAAAACTCCAGAACTCATTATGTTCTTTCCTAACACCAACCCACCATTTCTCTGGGCTTACGCTGCTTTCCCAGCAATTGGTTTCACACATACTGCTTGAAAAAGTTTAGCATTGTTGTCATCAGCAAACCCTTGTAGTACTCCCCCTATGGCTGCTTCACACTTTTCCATGGTTGGAAACTGAACGGCCATCATTGCTGATTCCCCAAAAAAACTCATTGCAAATATAAGCATTAAGACATCCATGGTATTCTCCAGGTGAGAATACAGATTACTCTCCTACAATCTACCGTACAAATTAAAAGGCCATAAGAGCCTAAGGGCGTAACCTAATCCGCATGTGATGGTTGCCGTTTATGGCGCTTAAGTTGTGGTTAACGTTTTACATGCGCCAGGTGTCGGCACCTTCGCTTACCGGACAGCACGCGAGCAATCCAAGCAGCCGATGCCATAGCCCTGTATTGAGTTTGTACCCAACAACGATTTCTTCCGCTTTCCAGTTTGAAAGCGGCGGCGGCCCAACTAACATTTCAGCTTGGCCATCAATGCCGCGAATTGTGATGCGAACTTGCCTAGACCACTCCTCCAGTTTCGCTGCCGCAGGAGTCGCGGCGCGGAGTTCGGCTATCTCCTTGGCTGCTGCTGCAAGAACAGATACCAATTCGCGCAGCATCTTCGCCCAGATCGCGCAGTTTCGGCGTTCCATCAACCTCGCAATATCTTCATAGTCATCCGTAGCCGCAGTCTCGGGCGCAGGAGTATATCGCTCACCGTCAATATCAAGCGGCCAAGGATTATCGAGAACAGGCTGGCTCGGCGTGGCCGCAGCATCCAAAGGTGAATTCGTCGGAGCGAAGCTCTCCGGCCCTTCCCTCGCGGGTTCAGGCACCTTCGGAGTTGCGGACTCGTTGCCCGTTGGGGCGGCGTAGAGTGGGCCAAGACGCCATAATCCAGGCTGGCCCGGATACAGTTCCCAATGCCCAACATTGCGTGATTTACCGTCTTCCGTTTCAACTTCAATGAAACGTCCTGATTCATGGCTAGGTGGCCCGTCAAAGATAACAAACAGAGGCTCCCCCTGCCACGCTGCGCGAAGGCGGCTGGCGAATTCTTGATACCAATAAACACCATCTGGCTCCCACGGTATAGTACCGTCGCAATTCATTTCAATGTAAATCTTCAGCGCCAGCTCGTCATTCTTGTCCATTCTGGTTCCTTTGCTGTGTAGTACATAGTTATTAGCCAGTCAGGCATACTCCAACAAGAACAAGCATACCCCTCATGTTTCGTTTCAACGAGCTTGGCAAACACCATGAATAGGTTGCCTACTTGTTCCCTAGTTGCGTGATGCTTAATCATCCCCACCCTTCTTCCAGCCATACCTGGCGGTAAGAATAACCAAGATCAGGATTATCAACAGTGATCCAGCTTGAGAGAAACTCAGATGTTGCCACCAGCTAATCATGTTTTGTCCTTTGGTATTCCAAGGCCAGTTTGGCTGGGTTGCACCACTGCCCTGGCTTTACTGGACTATTGCTAGTAAAGCTCAGTTCACCACAGCTTATCAGTATTCCATCACATGCGTAAGGGCTTGCAGGTTTGGCTTTAAGGCAGCAAATCACCCTCCACGAACCTACCCCTTTGAAGGTGGGCACACCAGGCATGAACACCACCCACACCCTGAAGCTCATGCTGGGTCTTCCCACACGTAACCATCCGTGCAGCGGAACCCCAAGGATTGTATAATGCCTGGGAATTCGTTGAAATCCACATGGATTCCGGTAGCCTCATCCAGCACCACAGCGGCTGTTTCCTCCCGTATGAACCTGTATTTGGATTGATCCAAGGCAGCCTCAATCGCAGTAACTGCACGATCAGAGAGCTTGCTCATGCGAACTCCAAATCTTTCATCAGAGTTTCATATTCCTCTGATGGTTCCATGGTCTGGTGGCAGTCTACCTGGACTTTCTTTCCTTGCAGAAAGTCCACCTCATCCTGGTTGGTGAAGCTATCGGCAGTAAAGTCATCTTCCCGCATTTCCTTTACTTCGTTGTCAGCATATTCGGTATACTCACACATTTTGACACTCCTTGTCGTATTTGCGATCTATGACTACAATTTACCGCAATCGGCGCAGTCTGTCAAGCACTTTCTGAACTATTTCTGAAAATATTCATGATTTACTGGTTGTGGAATAGCTTCACAATTAACCCACTTACAGTGATAATGTTTCACAAGAAAGAGAGTTGCCTCCGCAAGAGTCATGGCCTCACCAACCTTCTGCTGGATTTTGCCTGTAAACACATGGGTAATACAAGGGTAGTACAGCATCATTGAATAATTGAAGAAATTAAGATAAGAATACATAATGCTATATCCGTGTATAGCACTATATCTATCAACTCAATGCGTTGCATGTTACTCCTTGGACTGCAATTGATTGCAGTTACTTACGTTTGAAAACCGCCATGTCTATCTTGCGCATGTTCTTGCTGGCCAGAAGGTTACTTACTTGGCTTTCTAATTCTCTTACTCTTAGGGCGGCGCGAGCCTCCAAGCTAAGGTCTCCATACAACCTGGCTTTCACATCTAACTGGCGTAGGAGTTCGTCCATACACCATTATAATCCTCCTTATAGCTTTTCAGCAATCTCCTTCAGTTCTTCCTTTGTGTAATGCTGGGCTTCCGGCTTGTTGATTATTTGATTTGGGTATTTACCTGCGGCTTCTTGTTGCTCAAGAAGCACTTCATCACTATAACCCAGTCTACGAAGGTGCTTGCAATTTCGCGGATAATTTTTACTGAATATCCACCCAGGGCAACTACATTTTTGGGCAGTCAAGTCCACTCTATACTGTTTGTCGCCACTGTCTGAATTCACCAGGACAATCATATGCCCTTGTTTATTTACTTCCATGATTTGCCCTCTTGATCTTTCTCAATAGTCTTCTTGAAGTACGTTCTAGCATGTTCATGCCAGATAACAATACCCTCTGGCTTCATAAAACCAGGAGCCGCAAGACTCCCATTTATCTTTAATCCTTCCAACAAGTCGTTCCAATCAAAAGCAGAGAACAACCCAGAGGCTAGTACAGGGGCAACATGGCAACAAGCCGGACGAACCGCAGGATCAGTCCACTTGCTAGTGTTAAACAGACTCCATCTTTTTTCTTTCAAATCATACTTTCTCTGTATTCCTTGCCCCCACCACTCACCAAAATGGTGCCCAGGCCCAAGGGTAAGCAGTTCTTCTTTATGTTCATGTGCCCATCTTGAGAAGCCAAAGTTGTCGTCCTCGGGCGTGATCCAGCGCGTGCGGCTACCTGTCAGGAATCCACCGTCCTCTCCGATGAAGATACTCGCATTGGTGCCATCAATTTTCTCAGTCACTACACATAAGCGACTAAGGCGTGCAATCTTTGCAAATTCTACAAACTCAGGTGCTTCCATGGTTACTCCTTTCGTACCTCACCGTGAGGAAATAACAGGTATATTGTGCGGCCTTTGCGCCTGGCATACCGGACAGTAGCCCAGGTTCCTGACCTCAGTACCTCTTGAGTAGTCCAGGGTGTGGCTATCAGGCAATCAGTTGCATCAACGATGTCCATGTTGCGCTCTAGGTATTCCTTCGGCGGCAGGGTAGTGACGTTAATCAAGTTCAAGGCCATCTTGATCTCATTCAGCGGAGGATGAGCCACGGTAGGTATGTCAAAGGCGTTGGCCATCCTGTTGGCTACTTCATCAGCACCTACACAACACCCATGATGGAATTCTGTTGGCTTTAGCTGATGGAGCAACTGATTCAACAATAGTGCCTGCTCTCCAGTCATACCATGCTGTGTCCCTGTGAATCCTACTTTCATAGTTGCACCGTGGTTTCTTGCAGAGTGTCCAGGATTTTGAGAAGCACGCTTTCCTTGGCAGTCACCTCATACCCTTCTGTTACTGAATTCCAGTGAGGCTCACCACCAGCGTACTTGGCTTCCCAATATGCATTCCATTGGTTAGCTCCAATGGCAGTTAGCTTTACTTTCAGAATGTTGTCCATTACGCCACCTTGTATGGCTTAATGACAGGGGTACTACCGACAGCCCGTTGGGACACCTGGCTTTCGAAGTGCTTGATCGCTCCGTTGACTGACCAGATTTTCTTCAACCGCAGGTAATCCGCCATCTCCTGCTCAGTCATCACAGCAAGAGTTTTACTCCACCCCGTACGCATTTTAATGGTTGGAGCAACACCAGCTTGCTTGTCTCCATATAGTCGCACCGACGCTGCGGTATCTTCATAACTCTTGAATGTATTTAGTGCCATCACGCCGCCTTTCTCATTGGAAAGATTTCAACTGACCGGCAGGTACGCTCGATCCTGGCAATTGATTGCAGGGTCTTGGCGTACCGCACGAAGGGGATGCCCCGGACAGTCCCATACACTATAGCTATGTAGGGCTTCAGCGGGGCTTTGGTTGTTTGGCACATTTTGACACTCCTTGTCATGTGATTCGGTATGATTGGAGTATCCCACAATACGCACAGTCTGTCAAGTACTTGCAGCACTAAATTTGCTAAATTTATCACTATTTCTTCACTAAATTAGCTATTTCTTCTTCTGTGAATGGACCAGCAAGAACTTCAATCTCTTGCTCAGCAAAGATTTCATCACTGCCTATGACTTGGTATGGATAAACACTATCTTCTTCATCTTTAACCGCCCAGGTAAGCTCATCATCAAACTTTACCCAGTAGAATTTAGGTTTCATCACACCAGCTTGATTTGACGGTTGAGGTACCTGGCCACTGTCTTGTACGTCCAGGCTTTGTATGCTGCCTCCAGCAGGTCAGCAGCTTCTTTGTACCCACCAGTTTGCAACCTGTCTGCATCTAACACCAACTCCAATGCACCAGCATTATTCATTTCACCCAACTCCCAAGCATCTTGTGCAATGTCTCCCCATACGGAGTGGATGGCGTGTGAAACAGCTTGTATGAATTCCGCGTTCATCAGAGGCTTTTCAGTGTTGATCATCTCAGACTCCTGCGGCTGCTTCGTGCCTGAGCCGTGCTTCGTTGTGGGGTTTGATCTGATCTTGGTACATCTTGCGAAGGGCACCGTTGACTGTCTGAGCACCACCGATTACGGCGATGATGTCCTGATCGCTAAAGCACTCCACCACGATGTCCCAACCCTTTTCATAATGGGTGTCAGCGTAGTGACGAACGGCACCAGCCAACATTGCGCGGCAGGTCTCTTTATCCTCCTGACTTAGCTTGCTAAACTGGATTACAACATTGAAGCTCATTTTGCACTCCTTGCAAGTTTGGATCGGATTTCGAATTCCACTGACATCACCACCCAGCGGCAATACTCTTGAAAACTCATAGGCTCTTGGCCTTGAATCTCCAGCAGGTAATCTTCGTATTCTGCTTTCATCTCGCACTCCATTGCGTTCGGTATGATTGAAGTTTCCCACAATCAGGCCAGTCTGTCAAGCACTTTCTGAACTATTTTTGACTATTTGTTTCCGCAGCATCCTTTTTCATGGTGTCTGTAAGGTCATTCAATTGCTTTAAGTTGTTCAGAAAAGTAGCAAGAATAACCGGCGGTGTACACAAGTGCAAATCAAGTGGGTGCATGTACGAGCTTACTCCAAATAGCTCATGTACATGCTCATCCTTAAAGACAGTACTTACACTACTGTTGTCCTTACGATATTCGGCGCGCAAACCCTCCTCTGCCCAGACACTTAGATCAGGTAGGAATGACCTGTTACTGTTGAGGAACCCGCTTACGTCGGCGGCTCCGGCATAGACGCTCCCCCTCATTCTTCCTGCCATAGCGTGATAAAGCAGTCCTTCAAAGGCCGCTCCTGGTAGTACAGTCCTTGCCACTGGCAGGTATGCAATACGATCTTTACAAAAAATAAGGCTCAACACCGAACCAACCATCGGGCAGCCATAGGATTCAAACGGGATATGTACGCTTGTAAAGTTCTTGTAGCCCATACCCTTAAAATGCTCCACTACATCCAGCAGGTATCCTTTGATAGTTACTGCATTTATCTTACTGTAGCTTATATTTACAACAATAGTGCGCGGCATAGGTTTTCCGGCAACCGCACATTCAGCAGCTACCTTGAATATAGCCCCTAGTTGATCGTTGTTGGCGGCCTTGAAGTTAGTGAAGAATGGTTCGATCACCAGCAACTCTGGTTCCTGCAATTGATTGCACTCACTTATGCCCAGGCAGGTGTCAAACCCAGTGTTCTTCCTGATCACAGTGTCAACCGAAATTAATGTGCTCATAATCCTATCCTTGCGCGAGCCTTCAACTGAAAATGTTCCCCAAATAGGAATTTTAATCACCATTTATAGGTACATTGGGAGCACTTATGTTTGGTCACCAAGCTGAATAACGTGGCTTCCACCCGACTTACCGCTGTATACACCTCAGGTATCATCTTCTCGTCAAACAGGCTCAAGGACAAGTGCCCGGTAGATTTCAAATCCAGCAAGTCTTCTCGCAAGCTATGAGGATCGTACTCCTGGCTTACCAGGTGGTTATCCAAGACCCTATTAAGACGGGCCTCCGCGTCAGATACGTTGCTGACTATCACCGGGATGAATTTCATGCCAAGCTTTATCGCCGCAAGCGTGCGCCCATGCCCCTTAATAATAACGAGATTTTGATCCACCACTACCGGCTGGTCGAACTTGAAGTGCTTAATGGTCTCAGCAAGCGCCGTTATTTGTTCTTCCGTGTGTGCCTTGCTGTTGGCTGGAAAAGGAATCAACGTCAGCGGGTCTTTCATCAGTATGTTCAAATTGGCACCTTATCAAGTGTGGCTATGAAACTCATATTTCCTGCTGGCTTGCAATCAGTTGCATTGCTTTCTGCCACCCCACTGGCTATTAACTTATCACCCTCATACATGCGGAAACGATCTCCACTCCACAGATGAGTCCATAAAGTTGGCACCCACGCATCATGCATGAGCACCTTCAACGTCCTACCAGCAAGGTACACTGAATCCATTATTTAGGTATTTCCATGAATGTATGGCCGCACTTAGGACAAGTTTCTAAGTTCCCAGCAACAGGATTAGGTTTTGGGGCTGGAGCAGGTGTAGCAGCCCCTGGAAGAACTTTAGCTTGCTTTCCATAAGAATTACTTGTGTCCATGAAATCGAAAAATATCGCCGCATCATGCCCTCCTGCACCAACGTAATCCAGAATCTCCTGCTGCTCCATGGCTTTATCCACACTAGTCATGGTAGCTACTTGATTATCAGCTATGCGGCTGGCCACGCACTCCTCTGGGGACAGGTCATCACGTACTACCACCGGTACTAAATCCATCTTTAGTTCTAATGCTGCAAGGCGGCGAGCATGTCCTTTGATAATTACAAGGTCTTTGTCCACTACGATTGGTTGGTCAAATCCACTTGTACGTATGGCTTTTGCCAGCAAGGTTATTTGGCGGCGGTCATGCTTCTTGGCATTTCTGAAGTACGGAAGCACAGCAGTAGGACTCATGTATTTTACAGGGAAGGTCATTGGGTCTTGCCCAAATGCCTGATCTGAAGATTCTTGCTGTACTCCGATCTTGCTCATTCGAACTCCATTCCATGTTCTACCACTGATTTGGGGAACCAGGATTTGCTGTAATTCATCTCGTCAACTTTCTTGATCTCAAACACGTTCTCCGCAACAAGCGTGTTGATCTCACTAATGTCCGCGCCAATTTCGGTAGCTACAAGGTCAGGACTGTAATTCCAATCATTGATGAGAGAATGAACTATAGCGTGCATCCTGATGGCAGCGTGATTGCCCTTAGCACGGTTTATTCGTATGGTCAGTAACATCCTGTCTGGAACAGTCATTTCCATAATTACTACAGGTACGCGCCCATTAGTCATAGCCCACACTTGCTTATTTGATCTGACCACCATGGTACGGTGATAGCCGTCAATAATCACGTACTTTCCGGTCTTTGGGTCTGGCCACACCAGGATAGGTTGTATCCACTTTTGCTTCAGTAATGACAACGCCAGCAACTGCATCTCTGGCTCCATCACATGGTTTGGATTGTAATCGTTAGCTGTTAGATCATTTACATCCAGCCATTGGATGTTATTTACAGGATGGCCGGAGGGGTCTGCAATTGATTGCAGTGATGGTTGAGTTATACTTCTTGGAGCGTTAGTTTCTTGGGTAGAAACTTCTGTGCCAAATACTATATTTCCCATCACACCAGGTATGGCCTGTGTTGTTTCAGTCACTTTGGCGGCTCTCCATATGCAAAGTCATATGCTTGTTTTGTTTCGTGATCCCAGCGCACTCCGTGCAGGGAACTGACGTTAGTATATACCTTTGGGTCGGGCCTGAATACCCCTTCCTTGTCTATTATCAACGCTACCTTAGGAGGCTTGTCCTTCCAGCCTTCCATAGTGATGCCATCCACCCACTCTATCCCTGTTTTGCAGTCTTCTATGAATGGCAAGTCTCGGATATTTCGGCATATTCCAAAGAACGCACCTAAGCTTGGGAGCCTGATCACTTCCTGGTATTGACCTGCCAACAACCGTTGCTTGTGACGCTTCCACCTGTTTGGTAGTTTCCATCTCATGTGGATAAGCCCATGGCACACCGGACATAGCTCATGACTGCTAGCTACAAAAGCTTCCCAGGTACTCCCATATTCTTCTGCGTGTACGGTCAACCCTTTGTCGTGTCCACACAACTCACACTTTCCGGTCATTGGGTACTTGCCACTCCTGATCATGTTGTACTGCAAATTTCCACGCTCAGTTCTGATTAACCCAGACCAGCCGTTATACGCTCCCATACCCATGCATTCCACTCCTCAGTTATACTCAAGTATAACACAAGTTATTGATTTGTCAAGCTATTTCTAGCTACTTGCTTTAACTGGTTGTAGATAGGCGCACTTATCATAACCTGCTGTCTGGTAGTACAGGCCAGCCAGGAGTTGGACTTCCAAATCTACCCCGCACAAGCTGTTACTGCTCCTCTTACTCTCTACCCTTCCCTCCAGAAGAATCTCGGTAATGCCATGTGCTCTGCAATTGATTGCAAACTCTCGTCCAAACTCATGGTCATCACTGAATAACTCAGGAAATGCTCTCCTGGCCACTATTCCTGTAATCTTGTGGGTGTCAATGATGAGAAACAAATCTTGTACTGTCTCACGGGTTATCCGCACACTAAACATAGGCACACATATACCTGCTTCTTTACCTGCTCTCATGGCCTTAACATCACAATCTACACCGACTACGAATGGATGTAGCGGGTGATGCTTGTGCAGGCGCTCACCAAGAAGACCAAAAGAACAACATAAGTCCAGTATTCTACTTGATTTCATGAACTCACTAGCGGCGTATGCTATTTTTCCATGGATGGCTGGCCACCTGCCATTGTCCTTCCAATCAGCTAGTATGGCAGGATCATTGAACGTGCTTGACATCTTTCTTCTCCTGTTGTTTCTTACCGAAGATGCGTTCCCAATTTTGTCGGTACTGCTCAGATGGAACCTTAGACTGGATTCCTCCCATAGGTTGGGCTTCCTCAACCTTCTTTACTGATTTGATCATGATTTTTCTCCTTATACATAGGATCACCCCAAGCTATATAAGTGTTTTCAGCTTTCTTACTTATGTAATCACCAGCATGTCCTTGCAACTCTAACACTCCATTTTTCAGAGAAGCACCCGTGATATGTACAGGAGTATTACGGGCAAGAACTACTTCCATATCTTCTCCAGTAAGATCATTAGACCCAGGCATAAAAAGTCCTTTAACTTCACGGTCAGCATGTATTTTCATAGTAACAATAACCTCCTTTCCATCTTTATAAGGCACTTTAGTAGCAAAGAACCCAAGACCTTGGGAGGTGTTATAAGTAGTGCTTAGATAGGCTTTATCCTCAAAGGTTCTACCTATCAATGTCCCATCCTTAAATGCTTGCACCAAATCTCTTGCAGGCTCAGGCCCAACACCTCTACCCAACACTACATCTTTTCCAAGAGGTTGCATCATACCATCAAGTGTTTTTATAGTAGTATCCCGCTCCTCAGCAGATAATGGGTATTTATGCCCATCATGCCCTTCTGGTATTCCAGTGCCTCTTAGAAATGGATTTATATCTAAGTAAGCCGTGGTGTAATTCAATGAAGCATCACGCTGAGCAGGAGTTAAGTCGGAGTTTTCACTGGTTTTCTTGTCCATCCATGCTGAGAAATACTGGTTCTCATCTCCTCTTGGAGTTTCGTCAGTACTGTACTTTCTTGGCTCACCTTCACCTTTCATTTCAGGGTCTTTTGGAGGTTTAGCCCCACCAACATACACACTTGCAATAGCTCCATATGTAGTTTGTCCCCCAGCCGCACTAGGTAAGGAAGTAATAAACCTAGTACTTACCTCAGTATGTCCGTCTGCTGACCTCCACAATTGTCCCCCTAGTTTAGTTTCCTCACCTACCTTAGTAAACCCTGCCTTGGATAAGTCTGATACAAGAGCATCATTCTTACTTTGTATTTCTTCTTTATTAGTGGAATGCCAATCAGCATCCGTTCTCTGTGATCCAGTCTTCCAATCATACTCACTACCTCTGAGTGCTAAAGATTTACCAACCAACGGTAATGTAGATTTACCCTTATCTCCAGTGCTGAAGTCCCTAGTAACCCCATTACCTCCTTTCCAGTTCATATTTCCATATGGGGCACCTTTTTGTACTACACTGGGTTTTTTCCCAACCAACATACCTAAAAGATTTTTATCCATCATGCACCTCCAAAGTCCACCGTAGGTTCTGCAATTGATTGCAGTGGTAAGTTTGGGCCGCCCCGCCCTTCTTCATAATCCACATCGGCCTGACTGACGTTACACCTGAAGGCTGCGCCTTTCACAAATTTGCCGCCAATTACTTCTCTAAATACTTGTAGCACAGGCATGTCTCCAAGTACAGAGGTAGGATCAAGCTTCATTCTCTTAGTGCGACGCCCCTCAGCAATGTTCACAAACTTCAATGCTGTATCCCGGTGGGATTCATCCAACTGTTCTCTTATGTACTGTCTTATGCCTTCGAAAGTCCTGGGGTAGCGATACATAGTAGTGTATGGATCAACTTCCTTCCAATAGCGGAAGTGTGTTTCAATCTCTGGATAAAGACTTCGAAGTTGTTCATAGAACAGCGGCTCTATCTCCTTCATCTTGAAGAACTGCCCGGCTGCTCTTTCGTGTAGGGCACTTGCCACGCGCAAGGGGGCTTTAGTCCATGCTTGAGCATCATAGCAGTTGCAGTATTCTATATTGTAATCCCTGAAGAATTTGAAAACATCTAACTCAGACCAGTCGAATATTGGTTTGGCGCTCCATATATGATCCATACCCTCACATGACAGGTAGTTAGGTTGTCCTCCTATGGTAAGACCCCCACGACTTATAGCTTGCTTACGCTTCATGCTTTCCTGCGCCCGCACACCGACTATCTCACAGATTTTTCTACTAGTATCTGGATGCATAAGCTTACTTATCGTGTTCTCATTGTGAATAGAAGTGTCATGCCCCATGGTCATTATCGCATAGGGGGGCGGTTGCCTATGCCACTTCCTCTTGGTGTCCCAGGACAGGAACTTCTCATGCCTACCCATGACGAAGAATCCCACGTACATCTGTAGTGCGTAGTACTGGCCCTCGAAGCGCCCGCACTCATACTGCTTCTGAAGAAAATCAATGATGCTGTCGCACACAAGCTCCTCATCCATGAATTTGAACTTCACCTTTTTATGTATACCGAGTTCCTTGTATACCTGGTCAACTAACTCAAGACACACCAAGCTGTCTTTTCCACCAGAGAACGACACGATCACATCATCGAAACGGCGCACCAGCCAGCGTATGCGTGCCTTGGCCGCTTCAACCACATTGAATGGGTGAAAGCCAAGCCCACTATACAAGGGCCTCTGATCACGCAAAACTGGTCTTCTGGGCGTGCTCAAAAGGCTTGATTGATTGTCCGTCATCAGCGTCTGGGTCTGTTCCATCTTTTACTCCTTCAGTTGTACTTATTTCCTTAAATGCAGCCACAGCTTGTGTAATTGGCACACCATGTGTCAGCCAGGTTTCTCTCCTGGTGGTCAGGCCATATACTACACAGGCTAAAGCATCGGCCAAATCCTTATTTCCCCCTGGGGGATGATCAATCACACCATGTTTTCCTACTGTTGTGTACATTTCTAGTGAGAGCAACTCTCCATGGCACCTTTTACTTGGCGTACCTTTTATCCTTCTCTGGTATATGGCAGTCTTACACACCATGTACGGCATCAAACCTGTTGTAGTGCTTATCTTACCAGTGCTAAAACCCAAATGCCTCAATAATTGTATAGAATCGGCAGATTGGTATAGGTCGAACGTCACATATTGGATAGGAATCCCTGATTCTTTCAACTTTACCAGCAGATTTCTTATCTTGTAAAACTGAATCTCCTTGTTTGGCGGTGGCTTCACCCGCAGTAGGAAGTCCAGGTTGATCTGCGGCATTAATAATCCGTCTTCAGTGAACACAAACTTTGGTACATACCCACAACATACACCTGCACTATCAGAAGTCAACCCAAGGTCAATATGTACCCAGCGCGGCCACTCTTTGTTCTTAAATTTGCTGGGAAAGAACTGCAAAGTGGTTGACTCCATATCTGTTTCTTCCAGATTCAGTATGGATTCTCCTCCTTGGAACATCTCATTAACAGCCTCACCATTGGTAATGAATGGGTATCTGGCGGTTACACTCACGCCAGCGATGTCCCTCAGGGAACCAATCATATCCTCCTTGAATTCCCCAAGGAAGTCGTTAGGCACCAACATCGTAAGCTGTACCTCATCCTCTTGGAGGTACTCATCGGCTATGATCTCAGCGTGCCTGTCCAGGCTCTCACCTTCATTGACAACTCTGGCCTTCCTCAGCAGGTCTCCTTTGAATAGCCTGAAGTACCCATTAGTGAACGTACCTGGCGGCTTCATATCCCATACGTTCTTTTCAAACACGTAGATGCTTGGGTCGTTCTTGCTCTGCACAATCTTTACATCCGTGAATTCCCCTGGGTATCTCTTGGATGACACTAGACACAGTATTCCAGGCGCTTTACCTTGTTTTAAGAACCGGCTCTTTCTCCGTCTACTTATACTGTTATAAATAGTCCTTGCCTGATCGTAGATACCCCCATCAAGAGATTTCTTACTAAAGGTTGTTACAGCCATCCAGTTTACTTCATCCAGCATACCTCCAAGGACGTTCTGACCAATAGTGCCAGTATCAGACTCTATGGGCTTGACCTCCACTCTACCTGGGAATTTTAGCTTACTCTGAATACGCTTATCCCATGGGTATACGTTATTGAAGTACGGGCTGGCCTTAATCATATGCAAGAAACGCTGGTAGTCACTCTCTGCCGTGTCTCCAATAGCCTGAAAAATAAACAGAATTTCAGAAGCTGTATCCAACCCAAACACCTGGTGTGGATTCTTAAAGCAGCTTAGGACATACAGTTGGTACGCCACTGTGTACAAGGCAGTAGTGGACTTGGTTGATCCAATGCCCCCAGTAAAGACTGCCTCTGAATAAGGGTTGACTACCCGTACACCACCAGGGTTATTGATCTTACTTAGTTCTTCCAGAACTGCCGGGTAGATTTCTCCCCGTGGTTTGTTCAAATAAATGTTGCCATGAACAAACGTATCTACATCCACTGGGTAACGTCGTAGTTGTATAAGGTATGGAAGTTCGAATACTTCTTTCTTCGACAGGTAATTTGGTATTGCTCTCTCGAACGCTGCACCCCATTCAGGGTCTCCAGCAGCAATCACATGGACGTTGCGCTGAATCAGCGTCACCGTGTCTTGGACGTTACTTGGGAGGAGCATCGACGTACTCCACGTCTTCTGCAATTGATTGCAGTGGTGGGTGGTCAGACCTGGCGCAGTCCAGTAATTGCGCGGCCACATTTGAAAAGAACAGATCAACCTGGTTCTCAGGTGTTACAGGCTTCTCGGTGTTACCCATCAACACCGTCACTTGCTGTAGAACAAGACTCTTGAATGAATCAACCACACTTGGACTGTACACACCTACCTTGGTAAGGAACTCGTTCTTATCTCTTTCCACTCCTAAGGCCACGCTCATGGCAGTAAGTTTGTCTTTCTTGCTACTTTGCTGGCCGCTTGCAATAAAGAGCGCCATCTGTTTCAAATCCTCATAGAAGTTCAGACTCTCCCCTATCTGTTGCGGGAGATTGATCTTCATTGGGTCTACACGGAGGATGGATTTGGCGCGGGAAATGTACGTGCCAACTTGAGCATTACTACATTTAAGCTGCTCACCTATCTGATCATAGGTAAGGCCACGTTGTTGCAGTCTCCAAGACAGGAGCACACGCTCGTTCATTCTCTGGGTGGCTACCGTACCTACTGGCCTACCCTCTCTGGAGGTCTTACTCTCTAGTACTGTTTGGAGGTCTTGCAGGAGTTCATCATCAGTCTTATTACTGTTTTCCCTCATGCATTGGAGGAAGCCTTGAGAATCTAGTTCTTTTTGATCTGTTAGTACCTTTTGGATACGTTCTAAGGAACTTCTGCTTAGCTCGCCCCCAGCCAGCACTTTTCTAGCTAAATCTCTTGCTTTTTTGGTTGGTTCTATTTTGTGGGCTATACTTAATGGCACGGGAACTACCTAATAGGAGGTTTGTAGTGTCACAAGTTTATACCCTTCCTTAGGTAGTTGCAACCTCAGTGCTCTATTAGCACTAAATAATACGTGTACTTAGCAATCAACTGATTGAAGTGTACTTCTAGCTTGTATTGTTTTAATTCAGGTATGTTGGCATGAAATCCATCCTTTAACCAATCTGATCTTACAGGCCCAGCAACTATACCTGGGAACTTGGTTGCTGCTGTTGCAAAAGAAAGCTCATCTACCTCTCTAGCTGAACCAAATGGCCCACCTGTTATTGCTTGTTTTAAGGCCAAAACTGGGTTAATTACTGGCTCTTTGCTTTCTTTGAGGGTGGCATCAAGCACGGACTCAACATTCCGCAGCAACTCCACGGCTTTGAATACATCGTTCCTTGCTCTTTGTAATTGTTCTCTGTTAATCATTTACTTTTCTCCCTACGTATGGCTGCCGCTGCTTCCTTGGCAAACCTGTATGCTGGTGAATCTGTATGGAGGAAATGACCACCCTCTATTATCTGAGCGGCCCGCTCCATGCCAGCCAGAAAACTCTCCTGGCGTATCTGTTTAACAGTCTTTCTTGGCTTTTTGGGAAATAGCATAGTTCTTCAACTCACGTCCGTTTAGGGGCCGCACACCAATAGCCCCAATATTCCCACCAAATAGCTGTGATATTAAGAAGGCTATTTGGCTTGGCATTATTGCAAACCACAATACTCCATTTGGTGCTGGTAATACCTTCATGGCACCACCAAGTCGTACTCTATGATGTCTCCATGTACTAATAGTAGTTCTACCCCAGCCTCTCGCAATATCATTTCAGTCAGGTCAAATGATTCTTTCCATCGTTGATTATCTGAATAAGGAGCTACTATTTCCTTAAAACCATGTTGGATTACGCTTCCCGCGCAAACACTGCATGGCATAAAAGGATAAGTATATAACGTGGCTCCCTTCAAAGGACAGCTTGCAAAGTTCATGGCATTCATCTCCCCATGGACTATCAGCTTATATTTCAACTCCCGTGCTTGCAAGCGCATTGGAGTATCCTGCACACCTCTTGGTAGGCCATTGAATCCCAAGGACACCACATGATTATCAAGGGTTATGACTGCCCCTACCCTTGTGCTCGGGTCTTTGGACCAGCCAGCCACATGCTTTGCCAAACAAAGGTAGCGGTAGTCCCACTTATTTGGTGTTCTCATGGTTTCCCTGTCGTAGGAACTCCGGTAGAGGGTAAGCCTTACTGCAATTGATTGCAGTGTTTAGCTTTCGCAAAATGCTGGTGATACCACGTTTCTCAGGCACAGTTATCTTAACTCCATCAAATGTTATTGCTGGATAATTCCAGGCTCTATCAAGCACCTTTTTCAAGGTCTTTACTTCATTGTCTGTCAGACCAAGGATCATTTTCTCACCCGTTCAAATACATTCCAAACTTAGCGGAAGACTGGCTTGTACAGTAAATATTCTTTGTTGGTAAGCTTAACTCGCACGGACTTCCCATGACTACCTTGAAGTACGGTTATTTTTGTTTCTGGGTCATGAGATTTTACAACGTAAGATTCACCATCGGACAGCCGCACCAACATCAGGACTTTCTTACTTGTCTCCAGGTCTTTCAGCGCATCAAGTATTGAATATTTGGTTTTCTCTACGCAATCAGGACATAATTCCATGCCGTTAATCAGCGTTGTACTATCAACATTCTTAGTACAGGCGTGGCACGTCACTACCTGGTCTCCGTGGTCTGTGCTATTGCAGCAACACTCCATGCCACAACAAATAGGACACGGCTGCTTTGGTACTGTCTCTATGTGCAAGCCACCGGCTGAAAAATCCACACCAATCTGTTGATAGGTGATAAGCTGGTCAGTTACAGAAGGTACTTTCTTTTCTTCAATAATCAGAGCCATACCTACTCCATTAGGATGGAAAGAGCAGGGCAACCTTGCGGCCACCCTGCGATCTCGTCTTCATCAGCAGACCTTACTTGTTATACCCTTCAGGGATTTTGAGATTTATGTCAATCTCAGGCCAAAGCTCCGATACCATGGTCAGGACTTGCTGCCAACCCGCTGCCTGAATAACAGACTTTGGATCAGCCGCTGGACTGCCACCGATATTACCAGCTACGTATCCAGCGCAAATATTTTCAAGAGCCACGTTGTCGAATTCCGTTCCCAACTCTCCTTTGGCCTTGGCCAACGCAGTTTGGATCACTTCCTTCTGGTCTTGTTTGACCTTGAACTTAAGGGTGGACACGTCATCAGTGGTCGTAGAAGACGTGTCACCGGTAGGGGCCATTGTAGCCTTGATGGCTGCCTGTAGTTCAATCACGGTCAACTTCTCAGCCTTGGCCACCCACTCATCTACGTTCTCCAAGGTAAGTAGTGGAGCCAGGTCTTTCAGCTTCGTCCAACCCAGATGTCCGACCTTTTCCCACGGAATCTGTTTGCTCACCAGGTCGGTGTAGATGCCCATCAGGTAACGGGCCTTGCGCTCTTGGAAGCCGAATTTCTCGTAGACGTAGCTTCCAAAGCTTTCGAATCCTTCGAACCAGCTATTGTCTCCTATCAGTTTCAGCACGCCGCCGAGTTTGAAGTAGTTGGTTTCAATGTCCTCGGCAAGTTTCTCCGCTGAATTAAGCGCCTTGGTCTTGGTCATTGACTCCACTTCTTGCGCGATGACCAGGATAAGATTGGTCTCCTTGGCCTTCGGTTTGATGGCTACCACTTCGGCAGCCGCTTGTGCAGTTGTACTCATCTTATTACTCCTTTATGTAGGTCTTACAATCTCAATTGTACCACTTTTCCGTCGTCTGTCAATCCCTTTAGGCAGTTGCTGCTTGGGCTGGTGCTTTCTGCTGCTCGAACTCCAGTTTCGGGTACTTGGCCACCAGCTTGTCGATGTTGGCTTGGAATACAACAGCCGGTGGGACGTTGAACATCTCATAACAAAGACGGTAGTACAGGTCGATTACTGCCTCAACCTTTTCTTTCATCTTCACCACCAGTACCACATCCTCTGCTTTCTGGAGTTCAACGTCAAGAACCTGGGTTTCATGGGCTGGAATAATGATAGGTTTCCCATCTTTCCCTTTCCTGGTCTTAGCCGCAACCGGAACACCTTTGGTAGCTATTCCACCAGCAATGGATTTCTTCATGATGTCCAGGATTCCACCGTGACCTAGAACTAGGTTTTGCAAGTCAAGCAGTGCCTTCCCGCGTGTGCCTACCAGCTTCAGCTTCTTGCCAGAACCAGGCATTTTGGCTTTCACTGCCTTAGCCAGGGCCGTAAGGTAGTACGCGAAGTCCCCAAGCTCCTCCTTGGCTTGTAGCTTTTCAAGGTCTGTGGTCTTACCGATCAACAGGTAATTCTCCACCCCTTGGATCAGTTCCCCCATTTCGGTGGCCACTCCAATGGCTGCGTGCAGCATGTTCGTGCGTTGAGTGTTTCTGGTAACGTACCGGAGAGCAGCCTTGGCAGGCTTCACCGGCATCGTTTTTACTACGTTACGTCTGTAGGTTGAGATATCCACAATAGTATTACTCCTTAGAAGCGATTAAAAACCAAGGTGAACACCTTTCAGGTCACCCACTCCATTGTTGCATACATGCTCGCCTAGTTTAGCGAGGCAGTACGCATCGACAATATCGTCTGAAGGGCTACTATAGCCCCATCTTTCTTTAACTGCAAGAGCCATATCTGGCTTCTTAGCATTACCCTTACCTGTACACCATTTTTTCAAGGTGCTTGGCTTTACTTCATACCAATTTATGCCACTCTTAAAAAGACTATACCTCAATACAGTGCCTATTTCAACTACTTTCACAACAGAACTTACATGCCCTATTACATAATCCTCAATTGTGACTATTGTGTTTTCTCCAGACCACAGTTTGAGGGTTCTGGTTACTTCCTCTGCAATCAAGTGCAGACGCTTCCAACCAGTGAAATCCTTGAAATTGACCACTTTACCTACTGATTCAGTACCTTCAATGCGTACTATGCCAGTCCATGTGCTTGGATCAATTCCTATGGAAATCATGGTTTCCTTGTATATTAACTACTATACTACTATAGTTCTCGGAGTCAATACCTATTGAGATCATTCTTTATCAAATTCCTTACGCCACAGTTCCCAGGTTTTAGGAAAATGCTGGCTTATAAGGGTAGACACTTCATCTGCGTACATCCTTATTTCCCACTGGGCATTAGGATCACATCTTAAAGTCATGAATCCAAGCCAGTTTCGTAGACAAGTGGTAGCTCGCATCCTACTATACCTTGCCACTGGTACTGCAAGCCTAGCTAGTTCCTTAGGCACCCCTGCTTCCAAGCCGCGAGCATACACTTTCTGAGCATGTTCATACAAGCCTTCCAATTCTTTCAACCATACCTGAGCTTCAAGAGTCTCCAGTACATGACCAGTTCCTTGAGCTTGTTTATTAGCCGTTTGTACTGTGAGCAATCTGTTGTATGTTGGCAGGTAGTTCAAATCTGGTAAGGGCAAATATCTAGCACTAGCTTCATTATATCCCTGTGTCCTGTGGCGGTGCCACTCCCTGAACACAAAGATAGGCGCCTGGACTTCAACCACCATTCCAGCAAACTCAAAAGGAGTGCTATGCTTGTTGTTGTAAAGATGCTTCAAAAGCTTCTCATCTTGCTCCCAACCACGGAAACTTCCTTGGGTACTCTGGCGGGCGGCTTCAATTATACCTGCCTCTGGTACATCAGCCTCACCTTTACCCCAGGTTTCGATCAACTTGACGTAACCAAAATCTAGTACTTTTTGCTTAGGGTATTCCATAATCACTCCTTGATTTGTGTTGGTGGATGCGCTCCTCCGAAACATTGCTTATTTACAGGACAATTCTTAGCTCTAGTATCTAATGCAGTATTACAAATACCGCAAGGAAATGCGCCAGTCTCCCGAAATATCTTCACTTTCTTTGCTCTGTTCAAGATAGGTAAACACACAGAATCGTCCCTTTTTATAACAAATTCTTTGAAAGGAAGGATAGTTCCTGTAGACACATTTTTCTTACCGAACCCCCTGCTCACATAACATACTCTAGCCTCCTGTAGGTTGATAGCATCTTTTAGCGGATTTGTGCTATCAGAAATCAGTTTGAGATAAATTCCGGTTCTCAATCTATGTTCTGGCAAAGGCACTAGCAATTCAGCGAAATCCTCTACCTTAATGATCTTTATTTCAGTAACAAATAACTTTGGAGCGCCAAGGTTCACCAACAAATCTAATGCTCCAGACACACCATACTCTTGGCTTACAAAAACAGCTTGCTGATATTCCCACTGACATTTCTGATGCTTAGTACACCCCATGCCAGGCTTGGTAACCATGTGTTTAACTTCCCCGCACCTGGTACAAGCCCAAGTTCCAACAGCATGGTTGCCTATCCACTTGTTGACGAAGATATGCTCGGTCATCAACCCAACATCAAAAGTAGCTTGAAGCCCCGCACTTATGAATTCATCTGGTGGCGTTACCTTGTAGTAATCCATCAAGGCCCATTCCCTTGGGCAAAATCCAGGCTTAGTTGCGTCACTTGCATGAACAAGCTGTCTTGACCTGGCTTTCCTGTACCCACCTATGTTCTTTTTCAAAACATCCAAGATTGTGTAGGTTGCAGAATTTGCGTCAATCACTGCTGATTTAAGCCATGAACTCAAGTCAGGTGCTCCCGACGTTTCGTATTATCCAATAGCTCTTTCAAAAAGACCATAGGAATACAAGCCCAATCTGCGTTAGTTTTTGTTCTTGGCTTACCCTCTGGAGTTACAAAACTCAAAGTCAGTATTGGTATACTCCCATCGGATGCTGACTCCTGACTTATCTTCTCCAGCCAAGCCAAGTCCAAAGGCATGGTAGTTTTGACCGTGCTCTTTGATTCACCACGGAATTTCTTAGTTCCGATCTTTATCTTAAAGTCGCTCTTGGCACTAGCCATAGCCCCGCTGGCGGGCTGCATCCTAGCTGCAAGGCTGAGACCTACACGCTTCTCGGAGAGGGCACCATGTCCGATCTGGCCCTTCTTGGCCACACGTTCAAGGAAGGGGTTAGACATGCATACCTCCAAACCACATCTTGGTGCGGAACCACAACAGCGGCCAGCCTCCAGTGTATCTCACCATCAGATACACCCACAGAGAATTGGCTGACACAATTACCAAACCACCGCTGAAACTCCACCATTGATCCAGGCTTGGGTAGTAATAAATATTGAAAAATCCCCAGCTTGTGAATATGGCAGTGCTGATAATACTAACTCCTTTTACCTGCTTGTCTCTCAAAACGGCTCGGCAATTATTAAACACAAGTAGGCCAGCTACTGCTTCGAACAATCCGTTAAAGAAATCTGGACTCATTTTCCTACGATCTCCCCAGTTTCTAAGTCAATCACACCTTTAGCTAGAGCTTCCTCACCTTTTAGCTCGTCTGGGTCTTTACAATAGAACATATTTCCTTTGTGTGAATCCAGCACTATTTTCTGCAATTGATTGCAGAAGTCTTTATCATTCTCATATTTATCTTGTATAACCACAAGGGTAGGATAAACCGTTCCCTCCAGCTTCCATCCCTTACCCGTGTTTTCCAGCTTTCCTATCTGTTTCAAGTTGTTGCTAACCAACCCCCAACTGCGGGTTTGACCTACCTTCAGCGTATCATGTGGATACACACACATATCGTAATCAAATTCAATCTTGGTGATAGGAACTTTTGCCTTTTTCACCACGGCATGAACAGTCTTGAACGCAGGTAGCGTAGTACTCACCAGCTTATCCATCAAGTTCTTCCCATACACCCTCACTGTGAGGCTGGACAGGAACTTCATAGTCTGGCCACCAGGCATTGTTTCTGGATCACCAAACATCACCCCAATTTTGAAGCGAGTTTGGTTAATGAAGATAACTGCCGGTGTGTGGTTGCGACGACTCTCAATGGAAAGGGCAATCACCATCTTATTGCACAATCTTTTTATAAGAATGCTGGTTGTACCAACATCGAACTTCTCTGTGCTTTGAGCAATTTCTTTACTAGCCACAACAACCGCTAGGGAATCAACCACCAAGATAGCCACATCATCTGCCCTTACAAGGGCATCTATTAGATCAACAGCCTCCTCACCGAAAGCAGGTTTCACCAGCACCAACTCATCTATGTTCACACCGAACCTAGCAGCCCAATCTGGAGAAAATGTACCTTCAAGATCAACGAATACTGCCTTATTGCATGGGGGCGGCATACGTTGGGCAGTAGCTATTGCACAGTAACAGACGTTAGTCTTGGTTGAACCTTCAGGCCCGTATATGATGCTATACCTTCCTCTTGGAAAACCACCACCTATGGCTATGTCTACTTCAAACATACCAGTAGCAATACGTTCTACTGGGTGAATATCTGAGCCAGCCATCACCACCTTGTCACCCTTCTCTTTCTTTATAGCCGAAAGAATTCCAGCTAATTCACCAGATTTCTTTGGGGTTACAGTCACCACCTTTGGTGCTGGCGTGCCTTCAATTTTGATCATAGTTACCCTTTTGCCCCGTCCACTGCCTCTTTGATTTTGTCACCAACCCACTTCGTGGCGAACTCATACGTTTCTTCCATTGTTTCCATAGTAGATGGTATTTTCAGATGAACGTCAATCCTGGCTGACTCAAAGTTTCCAAGGTTGACTGTCCGACCACCACCTACTTCCATCATGATCAATTCAGCTTCTGATGTTAATACTCCTTTGTTTATTGTTTCTTCACTGTTTTTGTAGACAGAGAAGCCTTTGCTCTTGCTTCCTTTCTCCGCCAAAACTGTTCCAGTGACTGGTGTACTGACCAACCCGCTATCTGGCCCAAGATGAGCCTTATAACCATCTCCAGCTTTAGTTCCGAAATTGATACTCATACTGGCCTCCGTGCCGTTATGACCAGTTGCTATATATAAGTCCCACTACGTTGTCCAACTGCTCTTTATGGGACTTGCTCATGCGAGTCCCACAGGAGGTGAGGAAATCCTTAATCTTGCCTAGCAAGGTGAGTTGCCCGTTGGTAAATAGCTTCTTTCCCTTGTAATCCATTGGTTCCGGGAAGTAGTTTTTCTTACGCCACTCACGTAGAGTCCAGATCGTCACACCCACATGCTCTGCTGCTTCCGCCATAGTGAAATCATATCCTAATGGGGGAGGCTCACTTACTCTTTTATCTCTTTGAGCCTTAGCCCTATCAATCACCGTCTGGCGGTAAACCGGATCATTGGCATAACGTTCCTTACGCTCTCTAGAAAGCTTTTTATCCCCACCACCGTTGTACCAATCACGAAAAGTTTTTCCCATAGCCAAACCCCTCAAACATATACAATTTCTGCCCCTACAGCGTAGTATTGACGTAATCTTGATAGGTGAAAATTGTGCAACAACTTATCATCGTCAAGCAAATCCAGGATGACAGGTTGTTTCTTGTCAGTCAAAAATCGTAGTACCCTACCTATCATTTGTTTAACATCTGAGCGTGGAGTAGCCAACACTAAGGTATCCCATTTTGGGACATTCGTACCTGTTGAAACCATACGGTATGTCGCCAATATCACAGGCTTTTCCTTGTTGAAGTCCAGATCAGCTTGAGACATCTGCCCCACATAGAAACCAATCTTGTCTCCACTGATACCACCACTGGTAAATATCTGGAATAACCTGTCAAGATGATCTAAGGTATCAGCCATTATAACAGTTCTACGCCCGTTCTTAAACGTGGCCAGCACGAACTCCAGGATTAACAAGTTCCTATTCTGGTTATTTGCCTGGGCCTTCACCACACCCATCATCCTACCAGGTTGGTGAGGTATCTTCACCAACCCCATTGTTTCTCTATCCCTATACATAGGTATCTGCCAGCCAGTTTTCTTTACAAGCACCTTAGGCTTCATTGGCACAAGATACCCTTTTACCAGAGTTTCTCCGATGTGCGCCTTGAGTAGTCTATCCCTGCCGTCCTTCCTAGTTGGGGTGGCACTGAAACCTATTCTATGTTTAGCTGGTACTTTCCAACATATTTCCTGGAAATGTTCGGCTGCAACCAAATGCACTTCATCCACAATCATCAGACCGAAGTGACGGTACATTTCCTCCGGGTAACGATCCTCAATTATGAGGGAATGTAACATACCTATCACGAACTGCTTGCCCTTCCAATCGCACATATCTTGCTGGACTTGCCCTATCATGCTCAGAGGAATTCCTAGAATTTGGTTTAACGCTTGTTTCCACGCCACAGTAAGGTCGTTCTTAGTCACGACGATCAGCGTTGGTTGCCCTAACTTAGCTGCAATGAGACTTCCTACAACGGTTTTATCCCCACCCCGTTGGTGCTTCAAATATGTGATCTCTCCCACTACGAAGCAGGGAAAGAGACATATCCGCCAACGGGGCTTGCTCACTATTTGCTGGAGTAAAACTGCAATTGATTGCAGTGTAGGGTTTTACTACTCGTCCATCATGTGGTGATACTGGACAACTATTCCTTGGAACCCATAGGGCATTTCCCATCCTTCTGGCCATATTAACTGGTTCCCCGAAAGCATCCTTAAAGCGGTAAGCCTCAGCCAGCCCAGGACTCCAGGGGAGTACAGAATACGCCCCCGAGAATTCCGGGATGACTGAGACTATCTGGCTCACAGGTTCTTAGCGTAGTCAGTAGTACTAGCTTCACCACCGCTAGTTGCGGCGTTGGCAAAACCTGTCATTCCCACTTGTGGCTTACCGAACCCTGCTGCACGAAGTTCCTTGCCACTGCGGAACACGATTTCATTCTCATAGTCTGCTGGCTTGAAACGAGTCACCATGGACTTGGCATTAGTCTTAGGGTCAACTACCTCATCCATGTACATAGCCTGGAGTTCGGCAACCGGCTTCTTATCACAGAAGTCGAATACGTCACCTACGTTAGCTGCTTTCTCACCAACGCGCATGACATCAAACTTGCATCCTGCAAGACCTCCGCGCTTGATCGCCATCATGTTCAACTGCTCGAACGTGTTACTTTTCACCACCAATAACCTCTTGGTGTCCTTGTAATGCTTGGTGCCATCCTTGCTGGATTGCATACGGTGGTCAATGATAGTGAACACTGCCACCAGCATTGGCCGGTCTCCACCCTCACATAGTGGGCACTTCATGTCTTCCCCACCACTTGGGTTAGTCTTTTCAGGGCAAACAATGTTTGAGACTTGTCCATTCAGCATCAAACCATGTTCGTAGAACCTTGGCGGTAGAAGAAACCCTTCTGGTGATAGGTCACCATCCACAAAGGTTATCTGGGCCTTCCAGTCTGATTCTGATTTTACCTTGGGGTCTCCCTTCCATCGAAGGAAGAAGCGCCACATCTTTCCTATTTCTAGCTTGCGTGCTTCATACTCTACTGCATCTTGTTTTACTGCGGCTACGCTTTCAGCGCCTTTCTTCATCCATGAAATCATGATTTAACTCCTATAAGTTATCCCTAGCAGGATTAAGCCTGTCTCAATGAGACAATAACACTATACCAGTAGAGCAAGTCTTTGTCAACTGTGTAACTCCATAATCCTGTCGAAAATATAGTCAGGATTACACTCTGAAGCATCCTTTATTCCATCAGGCAGACTCAATTTCTTATACCTAAGTTTATGACTTTTACAGAATTCTTGGTACTCAACTACACTCTTTTCACCCGTCATATCATTATCTGGTATATGTATTACCCCATCAGACTGAAGCAACTTCATAAGCTTTGGGTGTGTTGGAAGGGCCGTTAGATTGGCCACCACCTTTTTATATTTCTCATCTATTCTCATACAGTCAAATTGCCCTTCAACTACTACCACCCACCCATCCAACTGTAATGCTTGCTCGTTGTACCATACCATTCTTGTATTACGGATGTTGTTCCACCCGTAGTCAAAATGTACTTGCCAACTAGGGGTATCCTTATCCTTCTTACCTATAAACCTACCTCTGGCCCCTGCTAACTCTCCCCACACGTTCCTGAAAGGACAAACTATCATGTGCCTGGCAGTATCATAATGAAGTTCAAACTTCTCCCACTGATACACAGGCACTCCTATATCATCTCTCTTACCCAGGTATAAAGCTGCTTCTGTATTCATCCCTGCCAACAAAAAACTGTCTATCCAGTATTCAGGCCAGGCAGAGAACTCTGTAGTTTCGTTATTCGCAAACTCAGAATACCCAGGTAGAAAAGCTATTGTTGATGCCTCTTGCTCAAGCAACGCAGTAGCAAGGGGAATATCCACACCTTCACCATTAGCTGCAATTGATTGCAATAACTGGACGGCGCTACCTCTACCACAGGCAAAACAATTATAGAAACTCTTGGTGCCTAAGGACAAACCAAAGGATGGGTTGCTATCTTTATTATTTTTATGGGTTAGAAATGCCAAAGGACACGATGCTGTTATCCACTGCTCCCTTACCTGGAGATTCTTGGCTCCAATAGCCTTCAAAAAAAGGATGCCTTGTTCAGCATTCAATTATGGTCTCCAGGTTGGCCTGTTTCTTCCTCTTTCAATGCTTCCATGTTCTTCTGCAATTGATTGCGCCATTTTATCATTTTACGAAGGGCATTCTTGAGGTGGTGTACCTCCATCAACCCCACTGGTATGGAGGTTCCGTCTTTCTGTACCCATAGCTCGTCAGTTTGTTCCACCTTCAGGAAGTTCATTTTCTGTGGCATTTGCTTCTTCGATGATCATTCTGAGTTGTTCAAATAAAGAGATGTTCACGGCCAGAAAACCCAATTCTATGGCGCGCATCCCTCCAGCCACAGTGGAAAAGAATGGACTACTCTCCTCCATGTGAATTTCTCTGCCAGTAGGTGAACGCTCCCCCTCCAGCACTTGCATTTCAATTATCCTTACCACTAATTACACCTTTGGCACAATTTTGGTACTACGACTACCTTCCTCCTTCTTGGTGAAAACTTCCAGTTCATTCTCACTGAGAACTTTAGCCAAGCCAGTGAGATTCCAGTTGACACAACTCATAGCAATCTCAAGGTTGAATTTATTCTGTAAGGTCTGGAATAGATTCAATGGGTCTTTAACCACTGTCTTTGAAGCACACTTGGTAAGGTTCACGTCCCCCAGGGTGCCGCTGAACGTCACTGGCACATCAGACTTGTAGTTGGCGTTAGCCATACCAACGAGCAGGTCTTTTATTTCTTTCTGCCTGGCGATGATCTTCGCGTACTCAATACCTCTCAGTTTTAGCTCCAGATTGATCAACTCATCGGCCAGTAAGGAACCAGCGTCTTGAGCCACCATGGCAACCGCCACGGCAGGCTTCTGTGCTTGCACTGGTGCCTGTTCCTGAACCTGCACAATCTTTTCAATTGTAAGGGCCATACTATCCTCCATGAGATACTGCTATTGAACTTACTACGAGTGTAACACACTTTGTCGATTTGTCAACACCTTTTTATACAAATGACAGAGGGCCGTGTACTAAAGTCTCGAAAACCTGTGAGAAATCCATATTCAGGAAGTCCCAGAAAATACTGAACTCCCCCGTCTGTCCTGACCGTCCCTTCAAAGCACTGACCTTTCGCTTCTTCATAGTCTCTACCCCATCCTCCTGGAACAACCCAAGAACAATAGAGCTAATCTGGGCTATTGCATCCGTGTATCCAATATCCTCAAGATCGCCTTGCCCTTTATGTGCTTTGGCTTTAGTAGTAGCAGTTTTGGCGAACTGCCAGCTTGCAAAACAACTGGCTTCACTGTCAGTGCAGGATCGTTTCATCAACTCCACGTTTTCAGCAGCCCTGGTATACCTGTCCAGCCTAACATTCTTATGGCGTAACAGGTATGCCCCATCTACCAATATGTTCTTGCATTTTAATTGATCTGCCAAGATAAATACGTCTTCAGCACTGGCCGCCAGGTTCCCATCCACTATGTACAGCTTGGCTTTCTCATTCTCCAGTTTTTGGAGACCCTGTACGAACTTAGCGTAGGTTCCTCCTGCTGGAAACATTGAATAGCCAGCCTCTTGCAACTGACTGATGTTAGTATGTGCATACATGCTGGTTACCCGTTGGGCAATTGGCAGTGGACTCATCTCCATGCTCACCAACAAGCTGTTTCTACCACGCATCCAGTTATACAGTGCTATGTACAGCATCATCCAGGTTTTCCCGGCTGCGGGCCTTCCAACTATAGAAATTACATCTCCTGGCATCACCCCACCAGTGGAGTCCATGTGGGGCCAACCAAACTCCAGGAACTCCTCTTGCTTCAACACATCATGGTAGGCAGCAAGAACTACCCCTGGTGCTTCAAAGCCAACATCCATGATCCTAGCTCGGTATTTCTGGTACTTACAATCATTTATTGCTTCTTGAAGCAGGATCATTGCCTTATCATGTGCATCCTTATCGCTTTTAAGAAGTTCTTGGCTGGCAATGTTCGCCTGGTTTATGCGCTCGTAGAAGTACTTATTCTCCAGCAGTTTAAGGTAGTAGCTTGGTGGTTCCGGCACCTCCACCCCCTTGAATAACGGGAATGCTTGTAGTAAGGTCTCCACCTGTGGAAGTTGATGGTGGAGCTTCACATGCTGATCAACCCACAGGAAAGCCGCAACTTCATCCTGCTTGAACAGCACTGGTGATAATTTTGCCTTATGCCAAGCCAACGCTGATTGGTGTTGACACAACCGTAGCATAGCTTTCATACCAATAGCATACATAGTTTATTTCTCTTATAAGGAAAAGCAGTAGTGAGTGTTTAGATGGCCAGCAAATACCGACCCATAGGCTTTTTCAAGCTTTTCCATTGATTGGACGTACATTATGCTCGGGCGTCTAGAGGAGTATCTTGCAAGAAACACGTCATACATACCTTGTGTTTGCCAGCTTGTTAGACCCTTACCATGCATTTCAACAAACAAATTAGGCATGATCAATACCGTTGGGTTTGGTATATCTCCAGTGTCCATATTCTCAATCACGGTGTTCAACGTGATTATCCTAGCGTCAATGAAGTTTCTGATAAGCGCCCCACAAATTGCATGACATCTGGTTTCCGGGTCGTCCCCACCGATTATTATCAGACCAGCATGGGTCTTTCTGAAAGCACGGAAATTCCGTACCCAATTAACTTCCGTTGAGTGGCAATGAGGAATCATGCTTTCGTGCAGGTACTTTTCAGGCAGGTTTGCCGTGGTAAGAACGTGTTCCATGTCGGAGATAATCCTCTTATGTTCCACCGCGTCCAACATGGAAGTAGTTTCCACTGTAGAGGTAGTTTCTACAATATGAGTGTCCACAGTCTTTACTGTCTTTGTGACCTCTATCTTATCAGCCATCACAACTCCTTTGCGGCGTCGGCTTTTGCCTTGAAATGCTCCACCAATTTAATTTGTTCCGTGGAGAACGCAGGCTCTTCTAAACCTTTAACCGGGGATTCGGTAGCAGGTGCCACAGTGTACACAACTTGTTTTGGCTTGTATGTTGGGTGGGGCACATTAGGTTCTGCAATCAATTGCAGTGCCACATCATAATGGGCTAGGACAAAGCCCACAACAGGCTTTTCAGGTGTATTGTGTATACCTTTGTCCCCTGCCACCTTATAAGCGAATTTTCCCCAGTTTGCCAGTACATACTCAATAACTGGCGCACCGTTTTCCCCAAGGGCTTCCCGCAGCTTCTTGAACTGCCCCATTTCTTTCTGTGTAAACCCTTTTATGAAACCCCCATAAATCGTGGTATAACGCTTCTTCCATAGGAATGCCAAGCTAGCCCCTGGTAGTACTTGGGTTTGCTTTTCCTTATGAGCTTTTAAGGTCTCTTGGGCATCCACACTTGTCTCCGCGATGTCAATCGCTGTTTTAGAATCTAAAGCAGAATCTAAAGCAGAATCAGTAGTATAAGAAACTGCTGTATTCGCATTTTGAGAACTGTTAATATCGCATTTTGTAAAATGTGAATTAACCACTTTAGGAGGATTACCAGAAATTGCAGCAGCAAGTGCGTTGGCAAGAGATTCATCCTCTATGGAGAAATGAACGCAGTTAATGCCACGAAACTTGAATACGGCTGTTACTACCAGCCCACGGTCTACTAATAACTTTGCGCTCCGTCTATACTCGGCGTCTGTTATCATGCAGGAATCCGTCCATTTTTTAATGGGGTCTGCTACCCAAAATCTGTTCTGTCTCCAAACTTTTGCTCTTGGCGTACCGTCTGAACCATCAGAACGCCAGTAAATGATTTGCGAGAGTAGGCTGGCACTGTTCCAATCTCCAGTGACCAGCTTGTACTCCCGCTTGATTCCAGTGGCCGTGCAATCAGCAACGGCCTTTTTCCATGGCATTAGCTGGCCATTTCCCCGGCTGTCTTGAAGTGACGACCTTGCTTTTCAGTCGCAGTCGGCGGCAATGTTGGTTTCGGGTTCTTGTTCAACGCCCTGGCCAGTTTCTTGTAGTGCGCGTGTTGGCGCGGGTCATCCTCGGCGACCAAGCTGAAGCGCCTGCCTTTGCTGTCGAAGTCGAAGGTCTGGTTTCCGGGTAGGGTGTAGCCGAGCTTCTCGAACGCCAGCTTCACCGGAGCGACGACAAACTGTGGTTGATCCCACATCCATTCCATGAACTTCACCAGGTTCTCCTTGGTCAGGTAGAAACGCTGGTAACCCGCGCCTGGGAAATCCCTATCCCCAGGGTAACGGTTGCGCCAGTCATGAGCACCGAATTGCTCTCTCATCATATCCTCATTGAGGAAGAAGTCGGCGGTTGGGTAGAACTTCATCTTGATGCTATGAGCGTTGCCGTTGTGTTTTGCGTCCATAGCAACCACGGCATTCCATGACGCTGCTGCTGCCAAGGCTGCGATGATCATGTAGGACTGGTTGGTGGTACGTCCGTCGATTACTTCTGGAGTGCCACGGCTGGTAGTACGAAAATTCCCTGTTGCTTGCATTCCAATCTCCTTGTAAGTTACTTCAGTTTTACTGCGGTAAGATTATTCCTCTGCTGCCCCTGTATCATCAGAGATAGCCTTGTCGGTGATCTTCAGCTCGTTGAAGATGTTCTTGGGCTTAACGAATTTCACCTTCAGCACCGGGAACGCCCTGGTAACCATATCCAGCACAGTCTCCTTGGTGGAGTTCGTAATGGTGAATCCACCAAGCTTGACCTGTTCGATGATCCATCCTACGACCGTGGTGGTGATGTTGTTGGTAGCCTGCGCGGCCTGCCAGTCCGCTATGGTAGCCGGGTCTTCGAACACCGGGATGTCCGTCTTGTCCAAGTTCCACCCAAAGTGTGGCTCATGATCATCACCAATGAAGGCTGTTTTGTGCCTACATCCAAAATGCTGAGGTTCCTTTGTTGGGGCTGTCTTGATAGCCTGGATGGCTGCTGCAAAACGTACAGTAATGGTCTCCATATTAGAGATAGTTACGCGACAACCAAGTGCAATGCCTTCATCTTCCGCAACTACCGTGTAAAAGTCACCTGTTCCTCTGAACTGCTTCATGCGTGCAACTCCTTTGCGTTGTTTATCGGGTTATTCATACCAATTTTACCACATTCAGTCAGTCTGTCAAGTACTTTCTGAACTATTTTCCTAACATCCATGGATGGTTTTTGATCAGGTTATACACCAATCCTGATACTTCAGCGTGGCTCATATTCTGAGCATTAACATCTTCCACGGCACTTCTTATGGAATTCTGAACCTTCATGCCAACGGTGGTAAAACCAGTAACACCCTTGTAGACTTCCACACCAAAGACCTTTGATTCAGCCGTGGTAAGCATTGGTAACTGCAATACCTTATCCAACCTTCCTTCCCTGTATAGCTCTGAGGGCAGGCTTTTCAGGTCGTTGGTGGTCATTACCGTAATAACCTTGCTTCTGTGCTCGGCCAACCACCACAGTAGTTGGCTCAATATTCTTTTAGTTACTCCACTTTCATCACTTCCGGTGAAGATTTTTTCGACCTCATCCAGTAAAACAACGCATGGAGCTTCGCGCTCAAGCAGCAGCAGGCTGTCCTCAATGCGCCCTTCGGATACCCCTATGTACTTATCCAGTGATGTAGGAATATTCAAACGGTACAACGGGATATTCCAAGCTGAAGCTATTGCCCGTGCACCCATCGTTTTGCCGACGCCGCGTTCACCAGCCATCATCAGACCTCTAGGGCGAAGCTGGTATGGTGTAGTGTCATCCAGGAAGAACTTGGTGTTAAGGTCAATCCACTGTTTCAACACCGGAGGCATGATGTAGAAATCCATTTCCGTATCCAACGGCAGTAATCCACGAACACCAACAGACAATCTGGTTCTGGTTCTACGCACATCCTGTGGTAGGATTCCTCCAGTACTGGCCATGGTTAGCTGCACAATCTCACTAGCAGTCTTCAGGCTTAATCCTTTCAGAACCTCCAGCAAGTGGGGTATCTTTTCAGCCTCGGCAAAGTCTTCCAGATATGCCGTGATCATTGATTTTGGTGTAAGCAATGGCCCTGTTTCGAATACCAGTGAATTATGATGGCAATTGATCACCACCAATTGATGCTCAGTTTTCACCAGATTCTTATAATTATCGGCAGTGACTACCTCTATGTCCTGAGTCCAATATAGATACGGCCCAAGTTGCCCCATCTTCACCTTCGGGAAAGGTTGGGTCTTCATTCCCGTGATTGTTTGCAACACAGCCTCAACATTCACAACGTCATCTGTTTGCACGCCGATAATGGGAATATGGGATTTGTAAGACAATTCGAACATAACCACTCCATTGCTTACTGCACTTGATTGCAAAGTATAACACAATTTGCCGGACTGTCAAGCCCTTTCTAACTATTGAACAGTTCTTTTTTACCGTGGCCGGTAGCCCACTTGTGGAGATCATTACAATCCCCTTGGAACACCCTCATCTCATCCAGACGTTTTTGATACATGGACAGTACCATGCATCCATCCACCCTACACCAGTTCTGAAATTCCGCAGCAGCCAGTTGAAGCTGTCCTTGATTAAGAAGGTCAATCAACTTACTACCTTCAAGATCACCATCTACCCTTCCACGCAGAACATCAGCAGCCAGGCCAATCAACGCCACTTTATGGTGGAAAGCCAGAGAGATATTAACTAGACTCTCCAGAAGGTCATCAGCATCGTCAAGGGCCGACCGTAGAGAGTCATCATCTACTACACCATGTAACACTGCTGCTCTTATGCACTGCTCTCGTTCAGCCTGTAGCAACATCACAGGCCCCGAAGCTGTTCTGAGGATATGCTCACCCCACCATTTAGAGGGATTATTTCCCCTCCATCGAGAAAGTTCGCAGGCCCATTATTAGCCTTTGGCTCTGCCTTGACCTCGGCCTCGGCCTTCAGTAGGTCTTCATTTGAAACCAAGGTTATAACGTAATCTTTAATCCTGGTCATATCAATGCCGGTATTTCCTTTTACGGTAATCTCCACCCTGGTCTCAGGTTTTGGCCCTATTGCCGTTAGAGATTTGGCTGTGGACTCCAGGATCACCCTGGAGCTTCGATTTCCACTAGCCACGTCATAAAAATTCTCAACCTTCACTACCTTCAGTGCTGCCTTCATACGTACTCCTTATATGGCTGTTGCAATATACGCTTGTGCTTCTGCGTTGGTTCCTGTTTTAGTCAGGCACTTAGCCCGAACGAATGGGTAGGCTGTATACATAGGTGTGGTCTTTGTTTCACCAGGTGTTTGATTCAAGGATAGAGTTGGGTTACTTCCTTCAGGGTGCTGGATGTAATTAACCCCATCAGTACTAACTTGAAGATCAAAAGTAGTAACAGCAGCGCCTGAAGAAGCTACATTGGTGGCTGTCATGGCTACTTTACCATCATGTAGCTGGAATGCCGCCCCTGCATTGGCTTTCCAAGTATTTATTGCTGAATTCAGGTTTGCAGCAGTCTCAGCATCAGATGGTGCTCCTGTGCAGAAGGTTGTGGTGTTGTATGCAGTGGTATCTGAACCTCCAGTTGGCTGAGTCACAACCACTGTACTATGATTACTTGCTAATACAATTGCATCACCGGCAGACCCGCGCAAGCGATTTAAGGTGACTGTTATGGCAGTATCTCCATCAGTAACCGTGTAATCAGCGATGGCCACTGCTGCAACAACGCTGGCAGTCAATTTTGCTGCTAAAGCCGCCAAAGTCAGAGCCAGGGTTGCCTTAACATCAAATTGAGCAGCACTTCCATCTGTATCATCTACTCCACCAACTGGTTGAGTCACCACCACAGTTGAGTGTGTAGAGCTAAACACAACAGTTGGAGTATTGTAAGCCGTACCATGTGTATCAGCTATGCTCCTAAGAGAAGTATTGGTATCAGACTTGTCATATGTAGCATAGGTAATCAAGGGATCAGTACAAGCATTACACACAATCACCAGGGCGTCCAAAGACAGGGACAGGCTTCCAGCAATAGTGAATTCAAATTCACCTGTAGCTGCTGCCGTTCCCCCAGAAGGCTGGGTAATGACTACAGTGCTGTGGTTACTAGCAAGAACAATTGTTCCACCTGGGTAAGCCACCCCGTTATGAACTTTGTTATTTGTATCTGAAGTGGATGTAACTGCTGTATTGCCATCGGTCTTGCTGTATGTTGCATAAGATACAGCAACATCTGTACACCCATTCAAGGCTGTATTCAGATTATCTATCGACAGACTAAGTGTGGTGTCAATCGCAAACTGGAATTCACCTGCCGGGGCACTTACTCCACCAACAGGGGCAGTCACCACCACAGTAGCGTGCGTGCTAGTAAATACCAACCCATTCTGAGCACTGTTATTTGTGTCAGAAGTGCTAGTTACTGCTGTATTGGTATCTGTTTTGGTGTATGTCGCATATGAAATAAGAACATCACTGCAAGCCTGTAGCTTGGTGACTAAGGCATCCAAAGACAGAGATAAAGTTGTATCCCAGTCAAACTGAAGTTCACCACTGGCAGCAGTCACACCATTAGCAAAGGCCGTGATAGTTGGGGCTGGTGAGGCAGTAGAACTGAAGGTACGACCATTCTGGGTTGCGTCATTGGTATCAGACGTTCCAGTGACCGCTGCATTACCTCCAGTTTTGCTCCAAGTAGCGAAATCAACTGCTGCTCCAACGTGAGCATTCAAGGCAGTTACTAGGTTATCCAACGTAACGGAAAGACTTGCTCCAACATTGAACTGATCACCGGCTGCACCTGATGCCATGCAGGTAAATACTATTCCATTGGCTGTTACTGTTTCTCCAGGAGCAATATTCCCAGTGAAGGCAATACTCCCAACTGATGGGGCTGCTTTATGGCAAGTAAAAGTTACACCGTTGAAGGTAACCGTATCACCATTCAGGAAGTTCCCGGTGAATACAATCTTACCTACTGCGGGAGCCGCAATCCCCACAGCCGTAAACACCTTTCCATTTACTGTTACGGTGTTTCCAGCAAGCAGATTTCCAGTGAATACCAATTTACCAACAGCGGGTGCGGCAGTAGTAATGGCAGTAAAGACCTTTCCATTCAAGGTAATGGTATCCCACAAACTGAAGTTGCCGGTGAAGACAATCTTCCCTGTTGCATAGGCACCATCTATAGCTGTGAAAACCACACCATTTATTGTTACGGTATCTGCTACTGAGAAATTATTAGTGAATACAATCTTGCCCACGTCAGCCGTGCTACCGGTGGCCGTGAATACCCGCCCATTGATGGTAACTGTGTCCCCGGTATGTACTCCTGTTGGGGTGATGGTATAGCTTTTCTGGTCAGGCTGATACAGATTTTTGGGCACTGTAACCAGCGGCAAACGAGTGGCATTGCTGGTCGCAGGAGCCAGATCAAGAGGGGCACCTTGGGCGTTGGCGGAGACTGTGACCACACCAAGTGCTTCGGCTGCGGAAAATGTTGGGTTGAGAGAGTCGTAGATTTTCATGTGCGTTCCTCAGATTGCAATTGATTGCAGTGTTCAGGCAACAGTGTACCTTGCTGGTAAGTGCCGATCAATGGTATGCCCCAAGCATGTGATACAACTCGTGCCCGAGAACTTCTAACCTGAAATGATCATTAAAGTCTTTTGGTTTAACCACATATATGTACCCAATATCCTTAACCTTTATGGAGCACCCGGTATAATGGTTTCGACTGTCCAACCCAATACGCCAGCACATCTCATTTAACTCTACCTCAGAATCAAACCACTCAATTTCAACTTTTACTGTTGTTAATGTTGATGGATAGTGATCATTGTAGATATAGGTTGCAAACGCACAACCTGGCAGAAAAGCAAGAGCGGCTATTATTGAAGAAAGTTTCACTTAATTACCTACGGTAGTTCCATCCATCCACTTGAATTCCAGTATAGGCTTATGCTTTTTACAAACTGCACAGTATATAACTCCGTTGAACTTTTGCCCTTCTACATCTGATTTTGAAACCCACAAGTTAGTGGTGTACCCTCCACACACACACATTGTGTCTGTATTTTGATCTTGCCTGCCTTAATACCCCAGTACTAAGGTCTTTTAATACAGGAGGTACTCTCCTTTCAGGCATGAAAGGCACTTGTGTTAATTCCTGATCAGCTTGCAAAAACATCATGCAGCCTTTGTGAAATCAACGTAATACTTATCACCAACCACAAACTTACCCCACAGGGCTGGATTCACGATATTTATCTGAAGGTTAGCCCCTGGAGACCATCTAGCATAGGTGTTATCATCATCGTGCCCATCTTCTGGGTATTCATGGGCTGCTACAGCGTGCATGGTAAGCATCTCCCCAGACTTGCTCTTTCCAGCCCCATAATGCTGTTCTTGTACAAACCCTACCTGCAATTTTGCTTTCATGTCTGACATTTTAACCCTCACTTGTAAAGGGCATCCCATAACCCGCAATCGCAAACGTACCCTTCTTCTTTTCCTGGCACTAAGCTCTTGCAGTTCAGATTATGACGGACGAACCCTGCCAACTTATCCACCTTGGTTTCTAAAGCAATAACTTGCTGGTGTAAAATGAAGTTATTTACCTCACTCAAGGCAGTCTCCCACCTGGTCATGGACTTTGTAAGTCTTTTATAGTCTTTTGCAGTATGTCTATTTCGTCTTGAGCCAAGGTTAATTGTTTCACTACTTCGTCGGCTTCTCCTGTGAGTTGGAGAAGAAAGACTTCAGCCTCTGTTGAAAGGACGGCTCCCGTCTTACCATCACTTCCTCCGGTACCGCAGGTGCTTTGGCCTTTGGCATCGACACTATTACAGGGGGTGCTGGCTCCACTTTTTCCTGGGTCGCGCAGGACGAGAGTGCCAGCAACAGCGGCAGCAACAGCAGCGTTAGTTTTAGCTTGTTCATCTTTTACTCCTTGGTTGTATTTCCGTAGGGCCGTAGCTTGTAATACGGCAAGTTGTGCTTCAAGTGCTTCTACCCTTGCTTCTACCACTTTCTTGGCTGCTTCAACATCACGAAGTTGTTTGTTGTCCCTAGCCAGGTACAGGGCTTTTTCCTCTGCAACACCAGCATCATGCCCTTTCTTTACCAACCCGTCGGTATAGCTGTGCCAGGCAGAGATTGCGGCTGTAAACATAGCTAGAATGGCAATTGCAGCTATGGCGTACAACCAAATAGCGGCAATTACTCCACGCTGCTTGCTTGGGGCGTTATTCATGGTCACTCCTTAGTAAGACAAAGTTGCCGTTCTTCTTCACGGCGGTTATTCAATCCAGGGGAATACACCATTACCCCTGCAACTCGTATTTTATTCCAAGACATCAAGGCATTACAAGCACCTTCTATGTCTCCTGCATTTTCTTTCCTAGCTGCTGTGGAACCACAAAACGCCTTGATACCAACATTGTATGCAAAGCTGGTGTAGGCCGCTTTTCTTGGTGGAGGGAGTGGGTGATGTACACACTTGTCCACTCCTGGCCCAAAATCTCTTATCAGCCTGTCTCCAAGCATGTTCTTGCATTGTTCTGGTGTGAACTTGTCTCCTACTTTTATATTCTTGGTCTCTCCAAAGCATACTGTTGGGATTCCACCTACATCGAAGTACGTACTTGTACGCAAGCCTTCGAAGCCAGCTACACACGCCACACAAAGTGTTATCCACGCAGCCTTCTTCTGATGTTGTTCAGGTATTAACACTGGCATATAATTTAGGTTGATACACCAAGCGGGTTATAACGATAGCTATACCCAGCAAGGAATAAACCACAGGTGGAATATACAGTTGAAAAAGCCCAAGAATCTGATCAGACCCCGCCAGCAGCGTAAGAAAGATTGTTATGCGGACACTCCATAGCTTGTTTAGCTG